ATACGAATTACAGCAACAATTGGCTTATAAATTTTCTTACTCATTTTATTCCTTTAATTTTAAAACTTTCAACGCGCGGCAATAGCAAGGGGGACTAACTATTGCATTTTGCCGGATGCTTTACCTTGAGTATCAATGGCTACCCAAGTCGTGCGTTGTATAAAAACCTCCAGCAAGAACTATTGGAAAGGAGACAACAACAATCCAACCACATGCTAGAGGCTCCCTTGCGGGATTACTTTCGCTTCTTACCTACCTTTTTACGCTTGCGAACAGGTGTAATCAAGGCATCCTTATGCGACCATCCCATATAAAACAAACGCTGATAAAGGGTCTGGTAAGGAATTTTAAAAGCCTTAGCAGCATCCTCAATACTTTTAAAAGTCTTTTGCTTTTTACCAATACGAACAATAAGCTTAAGACCTGGGGCACCTTTAGGATTAGACATTTCATTTTACCTTTCTGTTAGCTTCTAAAATAGGCATACCTGATTCAGTAGGTACATAAATGGTATCACTCTTAGAGTGCCTGTCTTCCATCATTTTAATCCATTGCCACTTAAGATACAAGTCATGTTCTTTGAGGTTAGCTCCAATTTTATCAATTTGAGCAGCCACAGCTTCAGCTTCAATAATAGCAGCATTTTTATTTATTCCAGCTTCAATAATAGCAGCATTTTTATTTATTTCTGCTGCTTCTAAACGTGCATTAGCTTCAGACAAAATAACACGTTGCTCATTTTGAGCTTCTGCAAAAGCAGCTTCGCCTGCCTTTCGAGCAGCCCAAACTCCATACACAGGAAAGAACCAAAACGCAAAAGGCACAAAAACTATAATTAAAATTATAGTTACAACAACAAGTACATAAAACATTTTCATTTCCTTATTCTGTTAAAAGAGGAATAATTTTAACACATTCTGGTATATTGTCAAGCTCTTTTAAATGACGTTTGGCTTGATATTTTGAAGTGTATTTATTGTAGTCAGTTTGTGACCAGTCTATACCTAAGTCATGATAAATTTTTAAATATAGACCATCAGAATTAACAATAACAAATGTGGGCATTAAGATTTCCAAGACTTATAAACTATTTCACCACCAACCCAAAGAACTAGACCTTCTTTCCAACGCTCTAATCTAATTGTACCATTAAGAGCTACAGTTTGCTCAAATAGTTTATCACAAACTTCATCATCAAACTTAATTAAACCGAGAACTTCAAGAGCCCTGACTAGCAAAGTTGGGTGAATAGCATCTCTCCCAAAAGGCAGCGTCTTAACTTTATTAATAGCTTCTTCTCTTGTCATTTTAGTCTCCATATAAATAGGAACATTTAGATAATTTCCTAATTTAAACTTCATCACTCCACCATCCTATACCCATCTTCATTAATATATTTTAATGCATCTTTACACGATTGAATTAAAATATTCAAATCGTCAATATAAGTTTGACTACAATTAGGGGAACTTTTCTCTTCTTCTTTTAAAGCTATTAATTTTTGAAGTCGCTTTTCTGCGGGGTGCATTTTATTACCTTTAATCACAAGTTCTATAACGACTAGTTAAGCGCCAACCATTATAATAAAATCCAGTAACAAAAGGCGTTATCACTGTTGTAAATGGAAGTAAACTCCAACCAATTGAAAAAGCTAAATTGCCTCTATGTTCTCTTGCCAAACATAGGGATTTCCCATGCTTGCTATCAAGATCAGCATATACAAAACCTGCATTTATCAATGCGACACCAATATATAACATTATAATCATGGTAAGTGGTACGATATATTTTTTCATTCTACCTCTCCAATTTTAAATAAGTCTCAATTACAGCTACAGCTTCAATCCAACCATAACAAACCGTAGCATAATAGCCTTCCGAGCTCAAGTGATTTTTCCAATCCTCTTGCTCACTAGAAATAACACTACCTTTTAATTTTTTAAGCTCAATTGCTAATCCATTATATTGTTTACGTCTAACAATTAAAATTAAATCTTGAAAACCTTGCTTGACACCCATAGCTTTTAATTTAGCAGCCTCACGTTGATTTCTAAACCCACCATTAGGACTATGGTGCAACCATTTTAATTCTGGATATTTATTTAAATTATAAGCTGCCCACAAACAAACTGCAAGTTGATGACCATCTTCTGAGCCGGATCGAGCCATTTGTTCTGGGGTTATTGGTTTACTGGTCATTTTATTTATTAAATTTGAAAGCTAAAATACATACTGATATCATTCCTACGAACCACAACGCTGTAAATTGTAAATAACCAGTATCACCTATAGAAAATCCCAAATCTTTAGGAAAAATTCCTAATAAAGCAAACATTAAAACAATAATAGTTACAATTAAATTATAAATAGAGACGATATTAATCATCACAACATAAACCTCTGTTCAAAATATGGAATGATCTTGCAAACTAATTCTACACCTTCATCTTCCAAACACCTAATACATTTTGTAGTCGATACACCAAGCAAAATTACATTAGGGCAGCCCTCAGTCTCACACTGTTTTGTATAATCGCCATCACAGTCTAGTATGTAGGTCATGTTGGCTCTAGTATAGGATAAAAGGATAACCCATTCTCAATACCAGTAACAACAAATTGTTTTAATTTTCCTTTTGTAGAACCTATATCTTCAAATGTTATTACATCACCAATTGAAATTCCAGTAAAATTACCTTTAACGATAGGTTGCATAAATTTATTACTCACCGGCATCAAGCTACCAATCCGCACAATAGCAGGAGCAGCTATTAGCGATCCTAATCCTAAAAGGAAGCTACGGCGGGGTAGCTCTATTGTCATTTATAAATATCTTTAGTTTTAAGTGAGGTTACTGTACCATCATCATTGATTTTAGAATAACCAGTTCCATATAAAATATGGTTAGAAATATGATTATTTAAATCCTCAGCTATATTCTTCAAAAACAATTGCATTAATTTATCAGTTTCTGTGAAACTATCTGCTATTTTAAAATTTTTACGTGCTTTACGCATAGAACCTTCATAGTAATGATCTGGATATTCAGCGCACGCATAACTAATAGCCCGCTCTAGATGGCGATGCCCATTAGCTCTAATTTTATCTTCAATTGTTAAATATATCATCCGTTATCCTGAGCAATTATAAAATAAAGACCTACTAACACACATACTGCAAACCCTAGCAAAAGACCAGCAGCTAACATTAAATATAAAAATATTGTCATATTATTTAAAACAAATTGAAGCTGCGATTAAAAATAAACCCATAATTTTAATTTTATCTAAATCGATTACTTCAGTAGAGTAAAGACCATTAAATATCACAGATAAAATTAGAGTTAAGGTATATCCCAAACAAAACCAACCTATAATTCGTACAATCATTCTTCTTTCCTTTTCAATACAACATCAAAACCTAAACCATTTGCGTAATCTATGAATGATTTAACAGAAGGATTTATCTTACCTGTTTCCCATTTTTGAATAGCATTATGATGATAGCCTATTTTATGAGACACAGCAAGCAAACTTAAATTTAAATTTTTACGTGCCTTACGCAACTCAGCTATGATAGGAAGGATCATTTAAATTTTCTTCTATTGATACCAGCTTCACTAGCAGTTTTAGAAACATAAGCTTGCGATACACCTAACTGCGCTGAAATTTGAGATATAGGTAACCCGTCTTTATAAAGCAATAGTGTGGCTATTTTTATATCAGGGTCAAAACCTCTGTCACGTTTTGGTAAACCAGCCAATCGTGCATAACGTAGCACAGTTGATTTAGTACAGCCGTAGTCTTCTTCAATTTTTATAATAGCAACGCCGGCCTTATAGGCATTAATAATACGTACAAATCGTTTGACACGATTAGCACGCTCTTGAGTAAAAGTAAATACGCTTTTTATATTCTTTAAAATATTTAAAAGTATTTTAGGTGCGTGGCCTTTTACAATGTAGTCAGCTACAGTTTGGAGCTTAATAATCATTCTTTTAAAGCTGCGTCAATAGCACGTTCCCAATCGGCATATTGGAATACCGCGCTATATTTAGTGTGACCTTCGGCTAATTTCATTTTATAGAATTCATTAGGCATATTATCTGTTGGCTCACGCATAGCTTCGATAGCGGCTCTGGCCATCTCAAAATATAACTTCCTAGTACACGAATAACAATTTTTAAATTTTACATCAGTATTCCAAGATTTATTATAAAGTACCTCCGCAACTCTCTCTACCATATTCATGTTAAATATGTCTCCATTAGGTAGTAAGAACCAATAAACAAAATTGCATAGAACCACAACAACGAAAACAAAATCATTCTATTGTCCTATCTTCAAAATAAAATGCAGCTAACAAAAATCCTAATACACCCCCAACAAAGAAAAGTAAAATACCAACTACAATTAAAGAAACTGTAAATAACATTTTATTCTACCTTTGTAAAAATAAATACTGACACAAATGTTAATAAAACAGTTATATAAATTAATAAAAACATTTCCATTTTGCTATTTACCTTTTTAAAATGAAATCAGCGAAGCTATAATTAAAATTATTAAGATAGCCATCAAGATGATTAATGGCTCACCATTTCCAAATTTTAAATATCCCATGCTCATCTTTTTCCTTCATAAGGATAGCAGATAGCGCTACCAAAAACAAGGTGGAAATAAAAATGATTGAGAGTAGTTCGAGTGTAGAGGCGCTATTTGTCAGCATCGTGTTTATTCCTTATCTGACTAATTCTAACCACACTTACTTTATAAAGTCTAGCAAAATATTCATTCCTATAATGAGCAGGAGCATCTTGAATTTCTTTAATTTGTTTGGGAGTGAGTTTGGGAGTAAATGACATTAGTCTTCATCTTCTAACCAAGTGTCATCATTGTAATCTTCTGCGCAATCGTCACAGCAAAACATTTCATCTTCGTTATCAGTTTTAAATTTAGCTGCACAATTCTCGCAAATGTTTTCAAACATTGATAACCCTCCTAATATCTTTCCTGACTTTATCCGGGTTTGATTTCTTTAAGCCAATCATTATCATCTTATCTTCGACATAAAATTTAATATGTTTGCTACCTGTATATTTATATTTAAACATCTTACCTAATTGCCTACATTCTTCAATAGCCGTTTCAAGATTTGGAATGCGACGGCACATTGCTATCCCTCCATAAATTATAAAACCAATCGTCTTGAATAAAGCTACTAACTTTTGTACCAGCTAATTTAACTGGTCTTGATATAACCTCACCTGTAGGCAGCCAGATAATTTCTTCGTCACCCATCCATAGCACGAAAGGCTTCTCAGGTACATTATATTTTACAGTTTGAATGAGTTTAAATTTAAGTTCGTATTCAAGAATTAAAGTCTTACCTTGCCTGCGGGCGTTATTATAAATCACCTACCACTCCATTTTAATAACAGGCCAGTTAAGCCGTTCAACTTTCATTTCACGTTCTGTTGTGTAGGCGACACCGGCAGGCTTCCAATTATCTTGCCATTCTGGGTTATTCATATAATCTTTGAACTGATCAAGGGTCATTTCAATAAGAGGGGCCGCAGGCTTCATTTTAACATGAATGCGGTAGAGGGTTCTGAGATACAAACTTTCATATTTAGCTTGAAATTTACTATGGCATATAAAATATCTGTATCCCTCATACACATTAATCCAATATTCCTTCTGCATTATCATTTCCTGCTTTTAAAATTCTATCCTCTGAGTAATTCCCAATCATTTTAAACTTATCCCCATAAAACATTATTGGGACTTGTTTTATAAAAGGATTGATCCTGATAATAGCTATAACACGAATAGCCTTCAAATACCAGCCGTGAGTGAGGGGAGTGGACATTTTACTTATTCCACTTAACTTTATATTCTTCAATGAACTTAGCTTCAAATCCAGAAGTCCAACCACAAGAACATTGAAATTGTTTACCGTTAAAGCTAGTACGCGGCCATCGAGCCTTACAAGTTTCATCACCGCAATACGGAGTGTAACCGACCTCAGTCATAAGATTTTCACGAACGATAGACATAGGCCTAGTTCCTCTACTAAGAGTTTGTGTCATTAATCCTTTATTGAGCATAACCTATTCCTCTATTGTTCCAGGTACAATCCATTCACAATCACTTGGGCTATTAAGCGGTCCATATTGATCGCTAACGTGATAGCTCACGCGACAAACAAAAGCTTCATCATTTAAACAATAACCTTGAATACATATTATCATCACAACATCCTTCTTAAATTGTCCCCATTCACGATCTTCAGCTAATCAGGACATATCCTGACCACTTCGCCCAATGGGTCTACTGATTTTTCATACAGCAGCGACTTCTATTTAAAGCACCGTTCTCGGACCAGCTTTAATCCAACCATCAGCCATCATAGCAGATACTAATTCAGGTCCAACACGTTTCTTTTCTTTGGTGGCCGGATTACCCAACCAGACCTTCCCAACCATACCATGCTCTGATTTTAAAATATTTGCAGCAAAATCATTAGTAGCCCATCCTCCATTAACATCAGACCAACCCCCATTAACAGTAGGCTTTTCCCACCCGGAGGCACCCTGCCCACCCCAAGACGATTTAACGGCCTGTACGGGGCTGCTAATCGGTTCCCCCTCCTGCTTCATCTCAGGACGTTCACCTTCAAGCAATCGTTCCTCAAGAACTTCAGCCTTGATCAACCTCCAACTATAACCTGAGCTTTCGCTAACCTTATCAAAATTAGCTTTAGCTTCCTCTAGCGTAGCATACCATGTGATATGCTGCCAGCTATTAAAAGGTTTCTTTTGAAGCCAGTATTGGGTTTCAGTGGTCATTTCTTATTCCTTATTAATACGTGGCTTAGGTATCCGCTTTATAACATCAACCCCAACCCCGACTGTATACATTTGTCCACCAATGAACCACCTATAGCGACCACCAGAATAAGGATTATAAGAATATTGGCCAATCATCAATGGCCTATCAGGACTAATTGCAGGAGCATTAAGCCAATAATATTCGTCGTCTTGAAGACTTATTTTGCTGATACTCATTTCTTCTTCCCTTTCATTTTCTTCAACTTCTTAACATTTTCCTTCATTTTCTTTATACCAGCTTTCACTTTGAAACGCAAGCTGGAATTTAGATCATTGAAGGGGTTAGGGAGAAGTTTGGAGTAGCCCATGTTAGTCTCCTATTTAAAATAAAATGGGTAAACTTTTACATCTACCCATATATTTTCTAATTATGTATCTTTGGTAAGGCCGCTTTCATTTCATCGGCCCATTTCTTTACATCGTCTGCGGCTTTTATATATTCACTACGCTTGTATTTTTTACCAGTGTAACCAGTAGCCATTTGAAGCATTTGAGTTGGGCCAACTGTGCGGGTAGGACGAATACCACAGCTTGCGTACAATCTAAGACTTGAAGCTAACAATTCAGCGCGTACATAATTTACCGCATCATTCCCAACAAAGCTAGTGCATTTACCGTCAGTCACCCCAATGTGGCTATCATTCATTTATTCCTCCTACCTTCTGTCTACCCTTACAATCTACCACATTTTAAAACTATGTCAACACTTATTTTAAAATTATTTTATAGGACTTTTTACTTAATCTTACATTATAACACATTTTCAAAATACAGTCAATAGCTACATTTAATCCTATTTAATTAATATAAATAATCATACATAGAGTATCCTGCTAAAAATGATCCGCACACAATTAATAAATATCTACCAACCCACAACCATTCATCTTTTGTCATTTGTCAAACCTCTATATAATGTTTAGTAATGTGATAGGCACCTGTCATTCTAGCTATACGTTTCCAACTCCGCAATGAGTGAGCATGATTGGAATACCATACACTTATTATCCTATGCCTCTTATCTTGAGCAATCCATATGATACGTTTCATTTTACCTGTCCTGATTTTTCATAGTTGTTTTTAAATTAGTAATATCAACCATAGTAATTTTAGTAGCAGCATCTAATGTTGAGCTAAGCTTAGGAGGTTCAGGAAGTGGTTGCCAGTGGGTGTATCCGTATATAATTGGCTCATGTGACCCTGTAAATAAATGAGTATACCAATTATCAAATTGAGTCCAATAACCATACAAAGCTTTATCATCCTTCGGCGCAGTCTCAATAGGTTGCCAATCATTTAAAGCTAAGGCTTCAGCAGCTAAATCATTAATTTCTTTTATCTGCCAAAGTATCCATTTATCATAATCATCAGCAGTAGCATTAACAAACAATCTCAACGCTTCTCTAATCTTCATGATATCTTCCTTTTCCTATTCAACCTTCACTCATTGCATAAATCTTAAAGGTTGTCAAGTCTTGATCCTATCCCATCCCCTCAAGATATCAGTTTATCAGTTTATAGATTCCTTCCTAACTCTTTGTCTCTTCTATTCTTTCCACATCTTATGCCCACAATTTAAGCGTTTATGCTGTCAGTTCGCCGTCCAATGGAACTCATAAACCACTATTCTTATATCTTCCGCCATCTTAACAGTTTTCCTTAATCTTTTCAATAGCTTACCAGTTTAGATCGCCAAAATTTCCCTCATAAACGCTAATCTTGCATTAGTCCTGTAAGTCTTTGATTTCTCTACTCTTTTATACTCTTTATATATATATATAATATATATAATAATAATATAGTAGATATAGAGTAAGGATATCAGGATATCATATATCACTTTAGAGATATCCATATATAGGATAGAGATATGGGTTTATGGGTAGGGTGTCGAGGATCATTATATTGATATATAAATATATAAAAGACCAATTGCTAATAAAAAACAATAACATACAGCATTAATGGGCCATTAACTTTCATTATATTTTTTGAAGATCACAAGATATAGCATATCGGTTTATCAAATGGACGCTAGAAAGCCCTTGATTTGTGGGCAGAAATGATATAATGTCAGCAGAGATACAAGTATAAAGGATATCCATTTATGAAAAAAACTTATAAATATCAAGTGGTTAGCGAGGAAAAGCAACCCCAAGGTCATATGTTGTATTTTCTTAGGTATAAAGCAGATAATGGAGCTAAAAGTGAATACTGGGTTGGCCAAACTAGATTGCGCCGATTTTATGAACAAGGTCGATTGACTGATAAATTAAGCGATCATCTGAAAGCTGTTGTAACAGCTAAGCCGGCAAAGCCTGTACCTAAAACAAAAATGAAGCTTGAACCACGAATGGAAGGGGATGGCCCGGTTTATAGCAAACCAAAATGGAATTTAAAAGATTTTGAGATAGTGCGTGAACCTCAACCAATTAATGAGCATAATCATCCTGCCACAGGACGCGCTTATTTAATCAGTAGAGAAGATGGTCGATATTGTGTAGTGCTGCCGGATGGTAATCTGGACGATGATTGGACGCCATTAAATATGGCTCAGGATTATATGAATATAGTGAATAAAGAGGCTGGCCATGCTAACTAAAAAGGAATTACAAGAAGCTTATGGATTATGTACAATAATAATGAAGAGGGATGGGGTAAGCTCATTTACCTCTAATTGTCAATCGGCAGCTAAAAATGGGGGACTGACAATTAAGCAGCTAAAAGCGTTAAGAATTAAAGTAAAGGATAAAACAGAATATAAAAAAGCAGCACATAAAAGTTTAAATGCTCATCCCAAATCTAAAAGACCTATCTCACTAGCTCTAATTACAATGAAAGAAATAGAGGATTGACAATTTAAAGAAATGGGAGTAGGATAAGATATCAAAATGTAGGAGGATAGAATGGCATATACTGTAATTAACTTTAAGACTAAGAATGAGCTAAAAAATGAAGTAAATAGGTGGAATAATAAAGTAGCTAAGTTAGGATTTAATCCTGTTATTCAAAAACCTGTTAAATGTTTCAATCCCGGCCTTGGTCCTGACCTTTCAAACTTCACTGGTAAGATTTGCTTGGAAGGTCCGCACTATCCTGCTGCCCACACTTGGTATGCGGAAGCTGAATTGAAAGATGGTATTGTAATAAAGGTGAAGTAAAATAATTTAATATAGCCTATTGACTTTAATTAGTTGGTAGGCTATTTTAAATTATCAACTAGGAATAAGCAAAATGAACAATCGTGAAAACATGTTGCGCAAAATTCGCGCTCTTATGTCGAAGACCATTGATAATGGTTGCAGCGAAGCTGAAGCTATGTCTGCTCTGTCAATGGCTCAAGCTATGATGGATGCCTACAATGTGACGGATGAAGATTTGGCTGAAACCAAAGCTGAAAGCGCGATTAAAGACACAATGAAGGATATGCGCGATCCTCATCATATCAGGTCAATGTTGACTAGACGTATTTCTGAGTTTACCAATACTAAATGCTACCGGCATGAATTTAAAAGTCAGAAGTATCAATACAATTTTGTGGGCTTACCATCTGATGTAGAATTTGCAATGTGGCTCACTGAAACTCTGACGATGTTTGTGCAGAAAGAACTTAAGAATTACATTTGGGGTAATGATTATACTAGTCTACCTCCAAATGAAAAGCGCCCGATTATTATGGGTTTTGTAATGGGCTGTACGCGCCGGATTAATGAGCGTTTGAATGAACTTATGGAAGGCTCAGAGGATAAGGCTAGCGACAATGCTAACGCACTGGTCGTTATCAAGAATGCTTTGATTGATGCCAAAATGAAGGAAATGGGCTTGGCTTTGCGGGAACCTAGGCAGCGCGGCACCCGCACAAATCGGGATAGCTACGGGGCAGGGAAGGCCGCTGGTGAGCGGGCAAGCTTCGGACGCCCGGTAGGCCAGGGTGGCGGAATTAAACTGATTGGGAGGGGTTAGAAATGATATATAAATTTACCAAGCTACCAGATTTGTTTGATTTAAATCCAACTATGATTGCATATTATAGGTTTGATCAAGAAATTAAAGATGGCTCAATAGTAAAACTAAAAGATTACGAAAATAATCAATTTTATGAATGTGTGGTAACAAATCAATAATATTATCCAAAAAGATTGAAAATAGCTCTTGCAATAAGTTTTAAATAATGTATATTAATGAGACTGAAGGAAAAGTAACATGCAAAAATACGAACTATCCAAATACGACTTTGAAGCTCTTGACAAGCTAATGGCTAATGCCATTGGTGATAGAGCTAAGCGCCCATTAACTACAATCGAGCTTGTCACCATCGAACGGCTTAAGGATAGGTTTGCAGGTGGCTTTACAACTTGGATTGAAACGGAACAGGGGTAAGGAATATGAAGCCTAAGATGATGAAAGTTAATGTGAGATTTACTCCTGATCAGTTTGAGATTATTAAAAATTTAAGTAAATTACAAAATAAAAGTGTGTCTAAAATAATCAGAGAACTTGCTTTAGAAAGCCTATTAAACCGCATTAGAGCTAATCTAAAAACTACCACTTGACACTTCTAAAAGAATGTAGTAAGGTATTGAAGTCAACCGGGCAATAGCCCATAGCAAAATGTAGGATGGATAGAATGAATACGATTAAATTTGCCCAATTGGTTTCAAATATTACTCGCCAACACGCGATCAGCTTCACTGAAGATGAGCTTCAAGATATGCTTGATACAATCGAAGCTGGTATCAAAAGTACCGAAGTTGTTGTATCTAAGCCAACTCACGATCAAATTGTAGCCGCCGCTGGTGCAGAAGTTAAGCTAATGCTGGAAAGTATGCGCACTGGTAAAAAGATTGAAGCTATCAAAGCTTGCCGTATGCTCACTGGCTATGGTTTGAAAGAAGCTAAGGATGCAATTGAAATGGCGCAAACGCCACAAATTTAAAGCTTGACCTCTAATCTAAAACAATGTAGTATCTTTAAATCGTAATTAGCAAAATATAAAAAGGAACATGCTATGTCTAAGCAAATCAAGTTTGGTGCTATCAAGTTTAAGTCGATTAAAGCTGCTGTTAAGTCCGCTCAAAAGAAGCATCCTGAGTTGAGCTACATTACTATCTACATGCGTATTCGTGCTGGTAAGGCTGTAGGTAGTGCGTTGCAGTCAAAGCCACGCCAGTATATGCGTAAGCAGATTGAACAGCAAGTGGGAGTTTAAATTGTTTGGGGTTCTATAGCTGGCAAACGGCTATGGTACTAATGCTAGACAAAAGTTCTTATCTGGGTTTAACCTAAAACTATAGAAATACCTATAGTTGGATAAGAAGCCCCGTTTAATTTTAAAAAGGATTAACCAAATGTGGATTTTAAAAGAACTGTCAACCCTTACTGTACTCAGCTTATTTGTGCTTGCCGTTTGGATATGGTTGGATTATATTGCTGATAGCCAAACTATTATTTATGGGTGGTAGAAATGACTGACAAGGTAAGGGAAGCGTTGAAACGCGCAGTCGAATTTATCGCAGATGGAAAATCGACCTTTGTAGATTGCTACGAGACTGAAAGACAAAATGTTATCGCAGCATCGCGCGCCGCCCTAGCCAGTGAACCGGGGGGAGCGTAAGTAAGTTGGGCTAAAGATTAATCCCCTTCCTCCAACAATTTTATATTTGTAATCATGTAACTTTTCTGTGTAGTACCAAATTTATCTTTTAATTGTTGACGGCTTAATTCTTGTATATAGTCACGATCCATTAAAATTTGAATGGTGCGTTTAATTGCAAACGTAGCTCCCATTTTATCAACTCTAAATGCAGCAACACCTACTAGCCTTTTAGAAATAAAGCCGTAAGGTATAACCTTTTCCTCAAATAAAATTTTATCTTTAGCTGTACAATATTTAGAAATTTCTTTCCAATCGCCAGTAGCATATTCTTTAATAACTCTACCGACTTCATCAATCTGTTTTATCTCTTGAGTATTTGCGCCGATCTTTCCGCTGGCAAATTTTTCAGTGAGAGTATTGATATCAGCATTTACCATTCCAATAGCCCATTCTAAATGTTCTTTTTCTATTGTGGGGTTCCACATATTAATGCCTACACTGACCACCGCCGCAAGTTTTAAAGCTTTCAAATGCGCTCTATTCCATAGCTCAATCACAACTTCATTATTATTTTTATTATTTATAAAACGGTCGCATTGATTTGAAAAATCAACAGCTATTTTAGAAGCTTCGGCTGAAAAATTTACAGTGATAACGCGCCTAGGCTGAGAATTTTCAACGGTCGCTGCATTAGCAGCAATTTGAGCCAGCTTATCTATCAACTCATTGGAGGGCACAGCTTTAGCATGATTTACATTCTCTGCTACACGCTCGCCATCATATTCAATTAAAAGAAATCGAGGTAGCAACCCTTCACTAATCATTTCTTCATTTAGATTTTTATAAAATGTGTGAGGGGTGCTTTCACCTAAAATGCTAAATGCAGGTGAAGGGATAGCGGCAATATTTTTATCTTTATCGGAATAGATCGAAGGGTGCGCTACATCATTAAAGCCAGACTTAGCGTAAAGCTGTAAGATCATGCGGCGTAAGGAAACATTAGCCCCATTGCCGTGGCCGTCCGACATTGCAGCAAGACGTAAACCAAACTCAGATAGCACAGATACAAAACCTGGATTTTTATTTAAATATTTATAAAGTGCCGGGCCTGATGCAATTTCATCCGGCCCTATACATTCTTCAATTGAGGGGACTTGCTGGCGAACGTGAGCTATTAATTTAGATATACCAGATTGGATGGCTTCTTTGCCTCTACCTGTTTTGGCTAATAGCAATACATATTGGTTTAAACCTGTTGACGATACATTGTAGGCACGTCCACAGATACCAGCCATTAAACCTATTGCAGCCGCTATGGCAATTTCCGGTACGGGTCTAGGAGCAGCGGCATAAATAAACTGTGCGATTTCCCCAACTAATCCATGTGGTGGAGTTAAGAAAGGTTTATTTTTAATTTCAGGTATTAAAATTAAAGGATTGGTGGGAGAAGAAGGGGTCGAACCTTCATCTAAGTTCTTATGAGGAACTGGCTTTACCTTTAAGCTACTCTCCCTAATCGCGTCTTCAGTTTGTATTTTAATATCATCAATGTCAATAGGTGGTAATTCACGATCAAAAGCTTTATCGACCATATTTTTAATATAGTCTCCACGTTTAGCTTTTTCTCTTTTCCCTAGCGCAGACTGCCTAAAGATACGAACAACTTGCATTTTATTTTTAGTATAAAATGCAATCATGTTTATTAAAGAATGATCGGCTTCGGATTGAGAAGGATATAAACCACCCCATTCACCAGTCCAAAGAGCTTGAAACTTATTACCGTTAGCAGCGTCAGAAGCTATACGAATTACTTCTTGATCCGAAGTTGTCTCAGGCTGGCTTTCAAATTTTAATTGTTGAGATTTTTCATTACCCAAACTTTCCCACAATGCTGTTAGCTCAGCCTGACATTCTCTAATTGGCTCATTTAAATAAACATTGCCGGTAAAAGTAGCATAGCGTTCATTTGAATAAATCTCTATAGAATTGCGCCGCCTTCCTTGCGGTACAGACCCTTTAACAATAATGTGTAAACCTTGACCGCTTGGCGATAGTTCGGAGTATGAAGCAAAGGTTTTAAATATTTCTTGTTGACGTTTTAGAGTTTCGGGGTTGTCGGTTTGGTCTAAATCAATAAATGAGTAAGGATTGTGGGAGCTAAACACAAAGCCAATGCCAGAATAATTGCTAACGCAATTGCATACTTCATCAAAGCTACTCCAATGTGAGGGATCGGTTACACTTGCTTTGTTACCATTAAGTTGATACGGGACCTTGCTTAGCTTAGATGCCCCAATATCTTCATAGCGCCAGCAAATCCAACTTCGGAATGCACGCAATTCGGCTGGAATATTATTAAAATTATTTGGCAGAACAACCCCCACAAAGCTATATAGAGTGCTTTACCAAATAGTCATGTAAAGATTGAAGAGTACGGTAAGAAGGATTTCTAATTTCATCTTTATGAAATTTTAAAACCCAACTATAACTGATCTTCAAATCTTTGGCTATTTGTATAAGTTCCAGCTTTGCGGGTCGGTCCTGAATTAATTTTAAAGTTTCTGTATACAAATCCATTGTGGGCATTTATCCCTAATTTTTAGCGCGTTCTTTCCACAGATACGCCGCCAATAATACAACGTCAAGTGACAATTAGTTATTGACAGGATTTTTTGCTGTGCTAGGGTGCTGGTTGTTGAGAGGATGACCGCTCGCCATTAACCTAGGTCAAATATGATTGCTGCTACTGCTGTAGTCCAGTGATCCGGGAAAGGTGCAAGGCTGCACTGTTTGAGCCCTCATTCTCTCAACACCTTACTTTTAATTTAAATGGATAATGAAAAATGAATTGGTCTTCGAGCTACGATAAGTCTGTTCAAGTTGACGCTCCAATTTGTAAAAGCGAACCATCAAACCCCCTGGACGCTTTAAGTCAAGACCAGCTTTTAATGAAGCATCAAAAGATGCAAGCCGATCTTGCTGCTTTAAAAGCAGAGGAAATGGAACTTCGCAAATATATTGTAAATCGTGCGTTTCCTTCTAAGAGCGAAGGCACTAATACATTAGAGCTTGGCAACGGCTATGAGTTGAAGGCTGTTGTAAAATATAACTATCGTTTGGCTGATAATGAGATTGTAGAAAAGACACTTCAGGAAATTGCTCAAGTTGGTAATGAGGGACCGTTCATTGCGGATCGTCTTGTATCTTGGACGCCCAACTTTCTCAAGACTGAATATACCAAGCTTCAAGAAGATGCTGCAAGCGGTAATGAGAATGCAAAACGCATTTTAAAACTAACTGAGATAATGTTGGAAATTACCGATGCTGCTCCTACGTTGACTGTGAAAGAGCCGAAGGTGAAAAAATGAAAGCACAAGCGCCCTACATATCAGATAAGCCGATTGCTTTTTATGCAGAGCATGAAGATTTCGGTATTCAATTTTTAAGCCAATGGCCTACTGAAAAACTATTAAAATATGATTGGCGGCCTTTGTTTGAAAGTCCTGTACGATCAACTACAGATAAACCTTTTGCGTATTATGTTATGATTAATGGATTTTGTTTAATTAGTGAACCTGATTATAAAGATAAAAATTATAGAGAAGATTTAGAATGGAAGCCTTTATATAAGGCAAGGTATTTTTAAACTGTGTGTAGCTCAGTCTGGTAGAGCTTTCCGTTTGGAGCGGAAAGGTCAAAGGTTCAAATCCTTTCACACAGACCAATTTTGAAGGAATACGATGACTTTCTCTAACTCAGATTTTAAACCAGCCGGTAGCTTTGCTAAAACTTCTGGTTTTAAAAGTATTATATATGGTCCCCCCGGATCGGCAAAAACACCGATTTTGAACACCGCGCCTAGACCTATTCTTTTAGCCACAGAAGCCGGTTTGCTATCAATGAAAGGAAGTACCATACCAACTTGTTACGCTCATACCCCATCCGATATAGATGATTTTTTTAAATGGTTATTTCATAGCACAGAACCCAAAAATTTTGATACAATAGGTATTGATAGTGGTAGCCATATGTGCGAAGTTTATTTGACTGCAATTTTAAATGGTACTTCTAAAGCTGGCAATAAAGTTCACGGCCAAGCTGCATATGGTGAAATGGCCAAATGTGTAATGGATCATATGCGGCCTCTTTATCATTTAGCAAACAAGCATGTTTATTGTATTGCCAAACAAGAAACAATTACAGTTAGCGGCATCTCAACTACTCGCCCATTTTTTCCAGGTAAATATTTGCCGGTTGAGCTTCCCCATATGTTTGATGCAATTTTACGCTTAGCTATTCATCGCATTCCTTATAATAATATCGGTGATACTTTAGCATTCCGTTGCTTACAGTCAATTGATGAAATAGCGCGTAATCGTACAGGTAATCTTTTAGAATTTGAACCACCGGATTTTGGCGCTTTGGTGCGAAAGGCTATGATGTAATGAAGAAAGAAGCATTACCATTATCAGAAAAAGATTTATCAGAGTTAGCTCTAAAAGTAAAATCTAATTTAATAAAAGAATTTGGTAATAAAAGAGCGGTTGAGTTTTTATCCACAAATATGGATATAATGCCACGCTTGTTATTTCATACTTTTAATGAAACGAGACTTAAAATTTTAAAGGACGCGGTATGAAAATTCAAGTCTCTAATGAAACCTACAGCGAGCTATCATTAATTTTAAAACGTCTTGGGCGTGATATCAACGATGGCTCACCACTGACAATTGAAAAAGGTGATGCTATCTTTCCCCCTCAGGACTTCAGAATGGTAGCCATAAGACAAAATTGTTTGATGGCAGCAGTAGAAATATTTAAAAATGCAGCTTTAGAAGATGAAATTCAATTTTTAAATATTGCTGACAAAATTTTTAATTGGTGCTTATCAGGAGAAATTGTTGACAAAGAAGGAAAAGAAAGTTAATGATCAAAGGCCCACTTAAAATAAGTATCGTAGGTCCGCAAGGGTCTGGTAAAACTAGTCTTTTAAATTTAATAGAAATGATGCTAACTTTATTTGGATACAACATTATCGTATCTGATGAAGCTCACACCCTTGAAATTTTAAAGAAGGATTAACACTATGGGATTACAAGATTTTGATGCACGTTCTGTTCAACCTCAACAGCCTAGCGGTATGGGTAGCCATCCGTGCGGCATGTTTGATTTTCAAGTTGGTAATACCTATCTACAGCCAAGTGAAAACAATAAGCACCTTATGTTACATATTGAATTTCAATCCCCGGCTGGTCGCCATATGGAACGCTTTATTGTTGATGGTGAAAGCGCCAAGGCAATTGAAATTGCTAATAAACAAATTTCCGCTATCTGTCATGCTACCAATGTGTTCCGTTTAACTTATCCTAAACATCCTGATGGTACGCCAATTTTCGATCAAGCTGCCCGTGAATTGCGTGGTGCGCGTGGTCGTATGGAAATTGGTTATCAAAAAGGTCACGAACCTACCGCAGAAAAACCAGAAGGCGGCTACGTTGAAATTAAAAAGTATTATGATGTAGCTGGTAATGAACCGGGTAAGTCTAGTACTGCTCCCGCTGTTCAACCTGCTCAACAGCCTGCACCAGCGCCCCAGCAACCTCCTATGACCGCTCAGCAAGGTGGTTGGGGTCAACCGGCTCAAGCTGCCCAACAGCCTGCTCAGACTGCTCAAGGTTGGCAGCCCGGTGCTGCTCCTGCTGCTAACCCGCCTTGGGGGAAGTAACTATTTTTTAAAATTAATAGCGGGGCTTTACCCCCGCTATTTTTAAAGGAATATAAATATGAATGAAGAAAGCAGCGAGTTTTTAAAGAAGTTTGAACGATTTGTAAATATTCAAAATCGTCATAATGAAATTTTAGAAACCAATCTAAGTTTTTCCCTTATAGACCATAACCAATCCATTATAAAATTAGCTGCTAATATTTTGAGACTCGGTGGTCATATTATTTTAAGTTCTGTAATAATAGGGTTGGCTATTGTCTTTCATAAGCTATTTTAAATGCCCACAATCCTAGACTATCAAAACGGCCACTGGCAACCACGTATGATTGACGATACAAAACCATCTCTAAACGCCTATGAAATTCAATCACGTTTATATGAATACGCGGCTGAGTATTCTAAAGAAAAATGGCCCTCAGAACACCGCGATCATTTAGGTATTTCAATAATTGGTGATGATTGTAGTAGAAAAATTTGGTATGGATTTAGATGGGTTAAATTAATTCAACATGATCCTAGAATACGTCGCTTGTTTCAACGTGGCCATAGAGAAGAAAAGCAGTTCCAAGCTTTCTTATTGTGGGCAGGCTTTAGTTTTAGAAGTGTAGACGGGAGTGAGCAATCTAGAATTTCTGGCGTTGGCGGTCATTATGGTGGATCAACTGACGATATTTGTTTAATCCGCTGGTGCGATGATCTGCCTATTATTTGCGAATATAAAACGCATGGTGATAAGAGCTTTGCCGATTTAAAAGAAAAGGGTTTACGGAAATCCAAGCCTCAACACTATAAACAAATGTCTGGCTATGGTAAAGGATTTCAAATCAAACATGGTTTGTATTGCGCTGTTAATAAAAATACAGACGAATGGTATTTTGAATTTGTTGAGCTTGATTGGAATTTGGGGGCTGAGTTAGAGAAGAAAGCAAATGATATAATTTATAGTAAGGTGCCACCACAAAAAATTAATGAAAATCCAAGTTATTGGGTCTGTAAATTTTGTGATTATAAAGATATATGCCATCATAATGAAGTAATAGAAAAGAATTGTAGAAGTTGTGAGTTTGCTAGCCCGATAGCTAATGGTAAATGGCATTGTGAAAAATTTAAAGATATTATACCTAAGACTTTCATTCCCGATGGTTGCGACCAATATAAAGGAATTGTTTGAAATGGGTAAACTCTTAGACCAACTCCGCAATGAACGCGATCAGCGGGAAGCTGAAGTTAAGGCTCCTGTTATTAAAGCGTTAAATAATGAACGTCGCGCAAAAGAAAAAGCTATCAATGATTATCATCAAATTGAGTTTAAGCTTGGGGAAGATATTATAAAATATGGAATGGAGCAAGCAAAGAACGAAATTGCTCAGATTTTAAATGAACAGCTTTTTAAAACACTTAAGAGCAGAAGGGCTGGTGTCTTTACTATCCAATTAGATTTAAATTTATTACTCATGGCATCCCCAGATCAGCAACTTAGATTGCTGTTTAGCGAGTATGCTAGAATGTCTAGGCCGGTTCTCAAAATTGAAAATAATTCACCTATGGATAATAGATTAGAAATTATAAAAATCCATATCCCTGAATTAAATATAAACTTACCACTCCACAAATGACCACTCTAACCCTACGCCCATATCAGCAAGACGGTCTTAATGCTTTATGGGATTATTTTAAAGATGGTAATACAGGTAATCCTTTATTATGCTGGCCAACCGGCACAGGTAAGTCAATTGTCCCTGCAATTTTTATTGAAAGCGTAATGAAGATTTGGCCTACGCAAAGATTTCTTTTAGCTACTCATGTTAAAGAATTGATTGAACAAAATGCAGGAGTATTAAAAGAAATATGGTCTAATGCCCCATTGGGAATTTATAGTGCTGGTTTAAAAGAAAAAAATCCAGTAATGCCGATTTGTTATGCAGGTATTCAGTCAGCTAAAAATAATCCTCATTTATTCGGTCATAGAGATATTATTTTTATAGATGAAGCTCACTTAATAAATCAAGATGACGCGAGTATGTATTTGACATTTCTCGCAACCATGAAGCTGATTAACCCACATCTAAAAATAATAGGTATGACTGCTACACCTTTTAGAATGGGCCAAGGATATATTACAGAAGGTGGAATTTTTACTGACATTGTGCATGATCTATGTAGTATGGAAAATTTTAATAAGTTGATTGCAGACGGCTATTTAGCTCCATTAAAACCTTTAAGAACTAAAATTGAATTGGACGTGAGCAATGTAGGTATGGTAAAAGGTGACTTTAACCAAGGACAATTACAACACGCCGTTGACGTAGCTAAAGTTACTTGGGAAGGATTAAGAGAATTTATAGAAGCTTCTCACAATAGAAGGTCATGGCTTTTATTTGCATCCGGCATTGACCATGCAGAACATATAGCTGAAATGCTAGGTCAAATGGGAATTGATTGTGCTGCTGTTCATTCCAAACAATCGTCTGAATACAATGATAAAGCTATTCGCGCATTCAAAGATTTTAGTTTAAGGGCTATCGTCAATTATGGAAAGTTAACCACTGGCTTTAATCATCCTCAAATTGATGCCATTGGTATGTTTAGGCCAACTATGTCTGTACCTTTATGGGTACAAATGTTAGGACGTGGTACTAGACCTGCTGATGGCAAGAGCGATTGTTTAGTAATGGACTATGCTCGCAATACACCGCGTCTAGGGCCAATTAACGATCCGATGATACCACGTAAAAAGGGTGATGCTGTAGGAGAAGTTCCTGTAAAAGTTTGTGATTTCTGCGGCGTATTCAATCATATTAAAAATAAAACGTGTACTCATTGTGCGAGCGAATTTAGCTTTGAAATTAAAATTACTAAGACTGCTGGATACCAAGAACTTATAAAATCAGATATTCCGATCTATGAAGAATTTGATGTGACGCGAGTTATTTATAATAAACATCAAAAATCTTTAGTTTCAACTCCATGCTTGAAAGTTGTGTATCATACTGGTATAAGATCATTTACAGAATGGCTGTTCCCACAATCTACTAGAGGCCCTGGAAAACATTTCTTTCATCAATGGTGGAAACAACGTAGCCAAGTTCCTCCACCTTTAACAGTAGAAGATGCTTTGGGGTATGTGCAACATTTAAAGAAACCAAAGACAGTAAAAGTATGGATTAACAAGTTACCTAATCCTGAGATAATGGAGATTGCGTTTTGAGAGTAAATGTCTCTGCTAAGTTTCAAGCTAAATGGTTAGCTTTTAGGCAAGCTTTAGATGAAGCTGCCAAACCCTTTACAAATTCAGAATTAGCGTTACCTCCATTTTATGCTCATGATATCGGTGGTTCTTATGAATTAGATAAAGCTTTAAAAGACAAACCTACAGGAAGTCATGCTACATTTAGCCAAGATGATGAAAGACAACTCTATATAGAAATACAGATATCAAAATGAAAGCTAAACCAACTCTTAGAGAAGAAGCTAAACTAGAAATTTCTTCAGCAGCTTCTAATGCTGCTATGAGAGTTTTAGAAATGGTTGGTAACTATCCATATAAAACTTGTGTTCGTTGCGATCATTTTGACTTAAAAACAGAACTTTGTAAATTATATAATCTTAGACCACCAGCGGAAATTATAGCATTTGGTTGCCTAGAATATACAGATGACGAGTGGATACCCTTCTAGTGTATAAAATTTTAGAAAATGTCGAATTACCTAAAATTAAAAAGAAGTATCCAAATAGAAAACGTATGTCCGATGAAGAAAAAATTAAGAGACAAAAAGAAAGATCAATTAAATATAACAAATCTAGGACTAAAGAACATATAAGAGAACATAACGTAAAAAGTTATCATAGACTTAAAAATGAAAATCCAGAAAAATTACAAAAGCTTAGAGACAAAGTTAAAGTTTATAATAAGAAAAAGTTAGAAGAAATTGCAGGCAGACCTAAGTCCGATTTATGTGAAGTTTGCAATCAACCCGGTAAGATTTGTTTCGATCATTGCCATAATGAAAATAAATTTAGAGGTTGGATTTGTGATAGTTGTAACAGAGCATTAGGGCATGCTAAAGATAATCCTGAAATTTTGAGAAGCTTAGCTTTATATTTAGAAAAATCTAAAATATGATGAAGATGATGAATGGATACCTTTTTAAAGGAAATTAAAAAATGAACACATCTAAGCTGCATGTTGATTTAGACGATATCACCACTTTAAATGGTTATCAAAAAGCAGCCATTACAACTGCTATCTACCCTGGCCAAGGGACATTCAATGGTTTAATTTATATAACTTTGAAATTGAATGGAGAAGCTGGTGAACTTGCAGAAAAAGTTGGTAAGGTTATGCGTGACGAAGGCGGAATTTTATCAGAAGAAAAAAGACATTTAATGATTTTAGAATTAGGAGATCAGCTTTGGTATATTGCTGCTGCCGCTAAGGAATTAGGCAAAGATTTAAATTATGTAGCTACGGCTAATTTAGCTAAGTTAGCATCTAGGCAAGAACGTAATAAGCTTAGCGGAAGTGGTGATAATAGATAATGCCCCCAAAACCTCGCAAACCATCAACTAAAACTTCCTCTAGACTTTTAGAGGTAGTACGTTTTTTATCTTTAGTTTCTAAAGATGGAGGACCGATAAATGAAACTCACATTCTTCTAAAAGATAAAACAGCAAGTGCTTTCAATGGTACGTTAGGTGCAGGTTGTATAATAGAAGAAGATTTATATTGTGCACCACACGCTAAAACATTTTTAAATGCACTAGCTAAGTGTGGAGAAAATTATTCGTTAACTCAAGTTGACCAATCAAAACTATCTATTAAATCAGGACCGTTTAAAGCTGTTATTCCTTGTATTGATCCAAGCCTAATTTATTTTCCTACCCCGGACCAAAACGTAGCTCCTATAGACGATACTTTAAAAGAAGCTCTTACCTTAATTGAAAAAATTAAACCTGAAAATGGCCAGAGAATTATTACACTCAGTTTCTTAATGAATGGTGGAAGTGTTATAGCTACCGATGGTAAGATATTGGTTGAAGCTTGGCATGGTTTAAATTTACCCACAAATGTACCAATACCTAAAGCTATAATTCCAGTCTTGTTAAGCTCTAAAAAATTAATTGGATTTGGCCTTTCACAAACTACCGCTACGTTTTATGTTGATGATAATAGTTTTATTCGCACTCAATTATATGCCGAAAGATGGCCTGATATAAGCGATATTTTAAATAAACCGTCAACTCCAATTCCCGTACCAAAAGATTTCTTTAAAGGCTTAGAAGCTATCAAAGATTTCTCAGACAACGGTATGATTTATTTTAAAGATGGTAAGTTACAAAGCCATGACGTTGACGGTAAAGGTGCTGAATTTGAAGTACCTGAAATAAAGAATGGCCCTGTGTATTCAGCAAAGTATTTATCTCTTTTAAAAGATATGGCTGAAAAGATAGATTTTTATGTACCGGCTGATAGAAAAAGTATGCTGCTAAGTTTTATAGGAAATAAAGTGCGCGGTATATTAATGGGGTTTGGATGACGCAAATTCTAATGCGTATAGAAGCGCCTCATTATGTAGCTGGTATTATTTTTAAAGATGGTATTGCCTACAAAGCAGCACCAATTATAAAATGGATGATTGGTAAAGAATGGAATTGGGTAGTAGCTTACTTAAATTCAAAGAGGTTTAATTATCAATGGTTAGCGATCCCGGCCTCATAACCCTATCCAATGAAAAAGTTAAACTTGCCCCATACAAGCCGCGCCCTATTGTTGAGCGGCCAATGTTATCGGATGATGAACTAATTGCTAATAAAGGCGGTACTTTAATATCAGATACCGAAGTATATCCTAACTATTTTTTAATCTCTTTTAAATGTCATAAAACTAAAAAATATTTTACGCTAGAGCCACCGTTTAATGAACGTAAGCTTAGTTGGATAATGCACAACTATCAAATTGTTGGATTTAATTGGATTAAATATGATAGTCCTATGGTATGGTTATCTTATAAAATCCAAGATATTCCAACTCTACAACGTCTCTCTAATGCTTTAATTCAACAAGGTATGTGGTATCAGGAAGCTCAAAAAGAATTTGGGTTTAAGATTTACGATACCAATATTCTAGACTTGATCGAGGTAGCACCCTTAAAAGGATCATTGAAGCTTTATATGGCAAGGCTTCATGCCAAACGATTGCAAGAGCTTCCATTTCCACCTAATCAATCTTTAACCGATGAACAAAAAATTATAACTAAGCATTATAATTTTAATGATCTAGATGGAACCGAGTTGCTCTTTGATTTTATGAAAGAACGTATTGAGTTACGCCGTGCAATGAGCAGCGAATACGGCTTAGACTTAATGAGCAAATCGGATGCTCAAATAGCCGAAGCTGTATTGGTACAGGAAGTAACCAAGCTTAACGGCGTTCGGCCTCGAAAGCCGGACATTCCTCCCGGCTTCAGCTTTAAATATTATCCCCCTGATTATATTAAATATCAGACGCCAGCCCTTCAGCAGCTTTTGGAAACCGTCAAATCAGCGACCTTTATTATTGGAGAGAGTGGCAAGGTAACGCTACCAGACGAATTAAAAAATTCAGTCAAGGTTGGCGCTGGCGAGTATCGGCTTGGGAATGGCGGATTACATAGTAGCGAAGAAAATGTAGCTTATAAAGCTACTGATAATGTAGGTATATCCGACAAAGATGTTACTGGTTATTATCCAAGATTGACTACAACTTTAGGATTGTACCCACATTCAATGGGTCCGGCATTTTTAATTGCATATGATAAAATTATTGTGTCAAGGGAGAATGCTAAAAAAGCAGCAAGAAAAACAGAAGCCAACGGTAAAAAGATTGTTGTGAATGGAGCCGGAGGAAAGTACAGTGATCCGTATTCTGTTTTGTACGATCCACCATTAACTATTCAACAAAATGTAACAGGGCAGCTTGCATTACTTTTATATATTGAAACTGTGACGTTAGCAGGTTTAACAGTCATATCGGCTAATACCGATGGTATTGTTTGCTTGGTTCCTAAATCTTTAGAAGCCAAGTATCAAGAGTGTGGGCAATATTGGCAGACAGTTACAGGATTTAATTTAGAAGAAACTCGTTATAGTAGTTATTATGCTAGAGATGTTAATAGCTATTTTGCAGTTAAAATTGATGCTAAAGAATTAAAAGACATTAAAGTAAAAGGCCCATATTCTGAAATAGGGTCACAAAGCGGAACACAATTAGATACCAACCCAACTACTCAAATTTGTACTGATGCTGTAAAGCAATTACTTTTAGATGGTACACCAGTAGAAAAGACAATTAAAAATTGCCAAGATTTTACTAGATTTATTACAGTGAGACAGGCTAAAGCCCCAGGTGCCCACAAAAACGGCGAATACGCCGGAAAAGTTTTACGCTGGTACTACCAAAAAGGTGAAATGGGAACTATTAATACGGTAGCTGCTAATAATAAAATACCAGATAGTGAAGGGGCTTGCTTGGTTTTAGATTTACCAAATCAAATCCCCTTCGATCTTGATTACGAGTGGTATGAGCGCAAGGCTACAGAAATACTTTATGAAATTGCTTATTATCAACACCCAAAGCAGCAAAGATTATTTTAATTCCACGCCACACTACCATGTGGGTTGACAACTATTTTAGATATTCAATAAGCTTAGCCAATCGTTCCTTATCATCATTTAATAACCCAAGCGCCATGTTGCATTTGCTACATAACCAACCGCGAAATCTACCTGTAATATGACAATGATCGAAGTGCATTCTAGCGTTATGCTCATTAGTTCCGTTGCAAATGTCACAAGTTAAAGGGCGTGGCCTTGTAGGAGGTTCAATAACTAGTTTACCATTATGTTTTGCTGCGGCTTTTCTAGCTATGTTTTCAGGACGATCATTGTATTTAATTCTATTTAATCTGAGTTTTTCTACATTTTCAGCACGATATTTAGCGGCTAAAGTTTTATTCTTTTCTTTATATTCAGCAGTAGACCTATATTTAGCTAAAGCTGCTTTAGTTTTATCCTTATTCTCATCTCTCCATTCTTTTCTTTTTGCTTTAACGTTTGGCCGCTTTTCATAATCTCTTTGTCTTGCATTATCTCTTTCTTTATTAACTTCTCTCCAAGCTTTAGATATTAATTTTCTTTGCGCTTTTTCTTCCTCAGTAAAAATTCTTTTCATTGCTTGCTACTTTACTTCCATATGGGTTTACTACAGTGTATCCTTTTAATGACCTTTCGTGAACGCGAGTTAAGCCTTTCCCGCTGTTAGGATCGTAGGCCAGCACTATAGAACTATCAATTACACTCACAATGTAGAATACATGACCGGATCGAGCCGCAACCATCCCCGGAGCCGGTGAAGTGCGAGGGAATTTTCGCTTCCAATTTAAGGCGAGCATCAATTCTGGTATAACTTTACCAAACACTTTCAAACTAACACCACATCCGCAATATGGGATTAAGCGGCCTCGGATACGGATATTACAAGCAGCCGGGCGTCCACTTACAATTTCCCCGCTGGCAGCAATACGGGCTTTACTGGTGCGTTTATTTGTCTTTTCCGTGCCATAGGCCACCCTATCCGAGCAACCTCTGTCGTCGCACTTTATAATGTTTTGGGAACGGGGCCGGGCTTCGGTTGAAGCTGTGAAAGCGAGCAAGATAGCGGCTAATGCCGCAATGCGTGTAAGTATCATGGCTGTTCCTTTTTAAAGGGATAAAGTCAAATACCGCACCATGCGGCAATTTCATTTTAATTTTTAGGGTCCATTATATCAGGATTTTTACCAGAATGAGTTTCATTAAAATTATGAAGTTCTATCCGTTGAAGTCTTAAAGCATGGTCAAAAAATTTTACACCATCCTCATTTTTATGCTCAGTTAATAAAGTAGTAAATTTATCAGTAGCTTTAGATATTTCAGTTTTGAAATATATCCCTAGCCCAAAAGCAGAACTAGCAACAGTACCCATAATCATAGCTGTGTTAAGATCCATTGTCAACTTCCCATAAAAATAGCTAGGGGTAATCTTAACCCCTAGCTATTTAAAATAATTACTTAACAAAGCTACCCTTGATGATAACTCCATTTACGCGCGGCAAGCGATCACCAGGACCATCAGCCAGCGGAATGCTGGTGACTGCATTACAAATTGCACTACCAACAGCAGCTACGCTATTACCAAATCCAGAATTAAAAATGCCTACAACACTAGCAGCAGCAGGTAGGTAACCACAAACCGAAACAGCGTAGCCTTGAACTGATTTAACTTTTTCTTTAGTAGTTTGAGTAGCTGTAGTGATTGTAGTTGCTACGTCTTGCGCAGTTTGGCAACCAGCAAGAGCTAAACAAGTAACACCAATAATTAAAAGTTTTTTCATTTTAATTCCTTTATGGTTTGATAATTTCAGCAGCAGCAGAAGTACCAGCAGAAACGATAGGACCGTTCATTGATTTAGCTAAGGCTTGCCCATTTTTATCCGAAGTAGTAATAATACCTTGGATTGGAGAATTTGGGTCATTAGCCATAGCAACTACAGTTTTAATTTGGCCAGACTGGCCAGTAGTGAAAGTGAGAATAATACCAAGCACACCGGATACAAATCCAGCCAATGATACAATCTCTTTAACAATTATTGGAGCAATAGAACCTAATGGTGAAAATATGTCAGTTAATTGTGTGCCACCAGTTGCAACAAAACCAAGAATACCAATAGTTAACGCTAATTTTTGGGCGGTAGTTAAATTCATAATTAAATTTCCTTTATATATCTAGCCGCAACCCAACCTTTATATTTTAGAACAGAAATATAAAGCCATTTAGTGTTGCTATTCATAGCTTCATTTAAAATAGTAATTTTAGTATCAGGATGTAGTTTTGTAATTATTTTGCTAGACGCGCTGGAATTTTCTCTTAAATTTAAATAATCATTATGAGCGACATTAACAAATCCGTTTCGTTTCTTGATTACGCTTAAATCTACGCTTCCTGTATGATCGCCTCCATGCCCCATATATTCCAATACGCTATCAATCATAGCGTCTTTGTCAACCGCAATATCATGACCGGGGCAATCGTGCGTCGTTCTAGGGTCTTGTTTATGAAGAAAAATAGTCCCTGTAGTTCTAAAAGGTTTTTCACTAATAACTTCTCCGCTTTCAGGCTTCAATCCAATTTTATCACAAAGCATAGCAGTTAAAGCTATAGTATTATTTTTAATTAATAAACCATCACCGCTATCATCATCCTCTTTAGAAAAGTCAGCAATCATTTCAATATGAATACCAGTACCATTCCAACTAGGAGAACCTGTACCTTTTTTATTAGATGGAGTAAATGCCCACACTTTATCTTTGTAAACAAACCAATGAGGGGCTGACTTCCAACCTTGTTTAATTTTAAACCAATGCTCTAAACTATTAATTCGAGTAATACCCGGCTCTAATTTACGTTTTAAATCGTCTTGATAAGATTTTTCCCATTGTTGAATTGTAGGCAAACCTGTATTATGCCAAATGATTACAGAAGGTTTCCAATTATTGAATGAGAGACTATTAATATGTTTTTGTAATTCTGGAAGTGCTAAAGCTTTACCTACTATTGGTGTCCAAGTCATTCAAAATTCCTCTTTTATAAAGATGGTATAAAATTTTCACCTTGATAAACAGCCTTTTTTATAAACCTAACTTTAGTTATTGTACCAATTAATTCTTCATTTATATTTCCCGGTGTTTCCACTGCATTCCCCCATTGTCCTCCAATCAATAGCGACCTTGGACTATTATTCATTGCTCCACTGATTTGTGCTTGAGCATCAACTACACCATTAAGGAACAATGTAGCTAGTGAACCAAATCGTTCAAAACTTATATCATAGTCAATTCCTATTTGTAACGTTGTTGCTCCTAGAAGCTCAATAAAGTTTATGCCTCCACTATTTACAGACATAGCTAGTTTACCATTGGATATTCTTAAGCTAAATGCTCGGTTGTTATCTCCACCAGTTTGCCATTGAGTAAGAATACTTCTCGCTTCAGAAAGACTAGTTGTTGAAGCTTTGGCGTCTATTGTAAAGTCACCAGCGCCACGCTGAAAATCAGCAGACCAAGGGATTTTAACACAATCATTAGCTCCATCTAACAATAGTTTATTATTTAATATATGAGCATTATCAAGAAATGCTAATGGTCTTGCGTAAATAGATAAATCAGTAGCAATAGTTGCTTCATCATTACCGCTAAATTCAACTGAAAATAATGTATCTTCATCTTCTGGTGGAGTTGGTGGCGGTTCTTCATTGCAAACCAAAGCAGCTAATGTAGCAATTTGAGTAGCAAGATTTTGTGATACGCTGTCATTTGTAGCTTTTATAGCTGTAAGAGCATCTATAATTTCTTGTTTAGTCGGCATATTAAAATTCCTATAATGGATTAAATGCGGCGGAAATAGCAGTAAATTGGTTACCTCCTGTTGAGGTAGCGGTAATTGATACTGGTGCTTGAGCAACAGAATACATATCAGAACCATATTGCATCCAATCCGATCCTTGCGTATTTATTTCCCCATTTTTTGTTAATCCTGTAAACCCGCGAGCGGAACTCGCTTGACTAAATCCACACGCCATTATTACACCCCCTAAATTAACATCAGTATTTAGGCTGATTGATGTAGTTCCTGTACCAGTAGCGTAATCAGATGAAATAGTCGAATTAGTTGGTAATATACTATATACAGCTATAGCTGTATATGCACCACTACCTGATAAATTTCCGCTATAATTTAATGTAAAATTTGCTGTTAAACCAGTTGGTACTAATGCTCTAATTATAGCTACATTAAAATAAGTTGGTGTTTGTTGCTGATTTGGTAAAGTTATTGTTGCTGATATTCCCCCAATAGTAGCAGAAGTTAAAGTTTCAGTTCCATTAGACCTCCATGCAACACAAGCTGAAACTAGACGACCAGAGTTAGCTACTCCAATTAATTTATTAGTAAATGTTGTAGTATTAGAAGCACTAGCTTGGCTAGCACTATCTGTATTAGTTATTGTTAATGGGTTTTTAGTGTTTAATAATAAAGGTTGAAATGTACCGGGTGGATTAGCTTGCGCTATTCCATTAAATATTAAAAGTAGAACTACTAGTAATTTTATCATTACGGATTGTAACCTTTAGAAAGAGCCGCTGCACAATATGTAGAACTACGGCAAGAATAAGATAAAATATCAATCGCGCTTGCTGAAGTAGTTAGTGTTGGGAATGAAGCATTAGCAAATTTTAAAACTGTTGAGCAAGTTCCGGTATTGAAAGCAGCGGTACGACTTCCTACTCCATCTTGAATGTAAGCAATAGTACCAGCTTGACCTTGTTTCATATTACTGCAATTCATTGTAGTAATATTACCAGTTAAAATAACTTGACTATTTATAAAAGTATCAAAATCAAAAGTTGTAGTGGTTCCATAAGTTGTAGTTATTTCAGCAGTAAATACTACATTAGCATCTAACAATTTATTAGCCGTACCAGCTTCAAAATCAGCTTCAGAAGATATATCAGCTATAATATTATTAGCTGAATTAGTAATACCTGTGCTTAATGTAAATGCACCTGTATTACCAGCAATAGAACTTACACCAGCAACCGAAGCAGAAGCGATGATACCAGCATTTACTTTTTTAATTGTACCAGTAGCATTATCATAAATTGGTATCCAATCTGTTGCGCCGGGGCTAATAGTTTGGGTTAAACTACCAAATGTAAAATCTTGAGTATTAGCTGTTGACGCCGTTGGATTACCTTTAATAGTAGCTGCACCAATTTGAGATAAATTAGAATTAGTAATTGTATTTGTAGTAATATCTGCTGCTACAATTTGAGAACAAGTAGGAGGGGTACCACCATGAACGACAGTGGTAGAAGCTGCACACGTTAAAGATGTTGGGCTAGCACTAGCACCACCACCTAACACAATTTGGTTAGCTCCTAATACACCACTAGAAGCCATAGTAGAGGTTGAGTTAAAATAAGGAATACCGCCAGAAGTGCCAGAGGATAAACCAGTACCCCCGCGAGAAACTGCTAATTGTCCCGTCCAACCCAAAGTTAGATTTTGAGCGGATATAGAACCTGTAATATTAGTATCATTAGTAATAGCTTGCACAACATTACTATTGAGACGACCAGCGGCAAGAGTTCCGGTCCAACCTAAAGTTAAAGAAGCCGGACTTAATAAAGCAGTAGTTGAGGAACCACCTAATGTTAAAGTAATATTAGTATCATCAATTTTAGTTAAAGCTTGCCCATTTAAAGAACCAGTAGCACAAGTATCACAATTAATAGTACCAGTTACAGTATCTATTTCTAATGGAAATGCTGCTATTACAGCAGGAGTACCACTTGCATTCCCCCAAACAATAGTTGGTGTACCAGCAACAGCTTGTACATTTTGTCTAACACGTCCACTAGTCAGACCATAAATATCAAAATTCATGGTTGAACCAGAGACACCTAATGTTAAAGTATCAGGACTAATAAAAACTAAATTATCAGAACCTCCAAAAGAACCATCTGAATTTCTAAATTGAATACTTCTTGTTGAACCACCAGCCAAAACATTACCATTAAAATTTATAATATTTCCAGTACATAATATGCCAGTACCGCAACTGATAACACCACTCATACCACCGATAGAATAAACACCAGTAGCAATAGAAGTTGAAGTATCAGGAGTAATTTTAATAATATAATTTAAAGTTATAGTAGGTTGTACAATACTAAAAGGAACACTAGCACCAGTTATAGCCATAGTTATTCCAGTGGCTACAATTTGGCTATCATATTGAACACCACTAATATTATAATTTGTTATAGTTGCAATACTTGAGCCGGAAGGTGCTGCTCCATTACCACCTATCTTATGACTATGACCCGGATCAGTTAAGGTATGATCGTGAGCGGCCATTTCTGAAATAGTTTGAGTATGACTTTGTGAGCCCCCAACCGCTCCTAAAGCATCGGCATCTGAACCAAAATAGGTTGAAGTTAAACGACTTGATGCAGAACCTCCCATATTATCACGACCAGCTAAAACATAGCCACGTAAATCAGGAACATTAAAAGTTGTAGACCTGTTTCCATTTCCATAAGGAAAAAATGTAGCAACTGTATTAATAGAAACAGAAGATGGATTTGAAAGCGTAACAGTTGAAGATGTTTTAGAAATAACAGTAGTTCCAGCTATAACACACAATGAAAGTTCAATATCTGCACCAATTGGGATTTGAGACGTATCTGAAATACCAGTCAATATATTACTAGCGGAACTACAAATAACATTAGCCTGTTGAGTTACAGCAGTAAAAAATTCAGGATAAGTAGAACGGGCTAATTCTTGTCCATATGCAAAAGTATATTGATTAGGAGCAACTAAACCAGACCAAGGAAGTACAGTACCAACTAAATTACCATCCCCAACATCAGTAGGAGTACTACCACCGCCACCACCGGGAGCCGTAACAGCATCCCAAATTATATTATTATTTTTATCCCTAACAAGCTGACGATATAATCCAATACCATAAATACCAGAACTACCGGGGGGTTTACCACCTGCATTTAATGTAATTGGATTTTGATAAGGTGTAGTAGCTGCTGAAGAAGTGTAGGTATCTTTAAATGTAGAAGTGCCAACTTCATAAAAATATACTTTGCCAGAAGCAAGAGGTTTTCCAGAACTATCAAAAAATTGTTGAACCGCATTTGGTAAAAGACTAGCATCTTGAGCTATTGCAGGTTTGAAAATTAAAATTCCCAAACCAAAGATAGTTAGGAATGTAAATAAAATGCCAATGTTTTTTTTCATAACAATTACAGTCCTAATATCTTTAAGTAATCCAATACTTTTAATTTTAATACCAATTTGGTATATAACTTTTAAATATCATAAATTTATATTTATGCCTACAATTCTAATTGTAGCTTCTTATTTTTGGTGGAAATTAGAAACTCCATTTTGGTATTTAAAATTAAGGTTTAGAGATTGGCAACGCCAACATGGATTTCTGAGCAAGCGATAACTTAGCTTTAGGGATATGATCTTGTAAAGCTTTAATTAAAGTTTCCTTAGCTTCTCCAACTGAAGCAGCAAGATTAGTAATTTCTACATTTGTTTTAGCGTCCAACGCTTGCCCCATTTTTGTAAATTTACTTCTTACCGCAGGATAAGCAAAACCAACAGCTAGACCAGCCGCCGGAATATTACCTCCACTTAAATAAAGCGTACCAGCTTCTAAAGCTACAGGTAGAATAGTTCTAGTAAATTTAGGTTCATAATCAGGACGAACCTTAGTTGCATCAGCACCTAACAAACGCATAGCAGTTTGAGAATTTTGAAATAATTTTGAATTAGTATCAGCTATTTTCTTTTCATCAGCTAAAGCCTTAGCCATTTTTTCAACTTCAGCTTTACCGAAAAGAAGTTCTAGCTTCTCTTTATTAAATTCAATTAAAGGAATGTCAGTACCTTTACGCGCAGCATTAGTTACAGAACCCATTTGATGAGCATAGGATAAACGCGCACCTTCTCTAGCTGCTTCTAATTCAGCAGGAGTAGCTTGCTTAACCCATTTATCCCAATAACTAGGATCATCGTCTAAATTACCAAGCCTATTTTTAGTTACCGCTTGACCTTTTTTAAAAGCGTCCTCAACATCATTCACGTCTCTGTATTTAGATAATGCGGGCCGATAATTACCACTAGCCGCAATATCAATAGCCCCTACAACTTGATTACGCACGTCCATTAACGCACGCCCAAGCTGTCTATCTTGACCACTTGTACTAGACAATAAATCTTCAGCTTTAGCTCTTAAAGATGATTGGAAAGCATGTAAACTTTTAGCATCAGTTCTATTTTTTAAATCATCGGTTATAAAATTTCTAACTCGTTCTAAACTCTTTTCAATATCACCTAATGGTAAAGGTTCGCCAACAGTAATAACACTATTAACCCCCGGCTTTAATTTGGCGTCTATACTTGCAATGACAGGACTTACATCAACTGGATTTGCGCTAGAGACAATTGGATTAATTTCTTTTCCTGTAGCTTTAATTTGAGCTTTTAAATTTTCAACTTTATCTAAAACATTTACGGGAGCGCCCATAGCTTCATCAATCGCACCAGTAACAGTATCTAATTTAGTATCAGTTCTACCTTTAACAACCTTATCCAAAATATTTCTAGGCTCGCCGGGCTTAGCAGCTAATCCTTGACTAATTACCTGTATATTAGGGTCAACGTCCATTAAAGTAAGACGCGGATTAGATTTTAATTGTTGAATAACAGCAGGTAAATTTTCAGGACCAATAGCATCAACAATAGTTTTAACAGCACGACTAGAAGGTGCTAGTTCCGATATCACCTTAACTGTTTTAGCAATTGGTAATCCACCAGTTGCCACTAATTCAGCACGATCAGCAAAGCCGGGGTTTCCTGTAGCTTTAGTTAATTTATCTTTAGCAAATTCTATAGCAGGTAGTACAGGAAGTACATTTAAAGCTTGAATACCATGCCCCATTATAACTTTACCAACACCACTAGCAGGAGCACTTCTAGCAATATCACTGTAACCAGAACCGGCTAATTCACTACCTTCTTTAAATCCTTTAACTCCGTAATCTATAATTTCTTTACCTTGCCTAATTATAGGCAGTTTTGTAAAATCTTTAGCATTAGCCTTAACAGTTTCAGCTTCGATAACTTTAGAACGCTCAAAATTTTCTGGCGACGGAATATTAATATCGGATTGAGCAGAAGATTTAGTTTCAACAGTACCGCTACCATACTTATTAATTAAATCAGCATGAGGAGTTATAATCGCTCCATTCGCGTCACCACTACCATATTTAGAAGCTAAATCTTCTACTGTAGGCATTACTTATAAAACCCTTGGTTATCCGCAATAGCTAATGATCTAAAGAATTTTTCAGCTTCCATGCGTTCACGATTATTTTTAGATTTAGTTTGCTTAGCCATTTTATCAACTAAAGCCTTACTTTTTTCTTCTGGTTCTAAATCTAAAGTAAATGCCTTTTCATCTATAGATTGAGGGAAAGTACCTTTATGTTTTAAATAATCTTCATAGTCTTTACCTTTAAACGCATTAGGCATAGCCGCCTCAATACGATCTAAAGCAACCGCGTCTTTAGTAAGTTTAATTAAGGCAGGAAGAATTTGAACATTAGGATTAGGACTTGCTGCTTCTCTTAAAGTTTGAGCGGCATCAGATCGTTGTCCAATTGGATTGTTAGAAACATACTGAGCTAATTTTTTTACAACGTCTTGTCTAATAGCAGTAGGATCAGAATTTTCATCTATATCAATTAAACCTGTAGATTTAAGACCAGCTACTACTTTGGTAAATTGGTCTGTTAAAGGACCAGATAAAAAGCCGGGAGTTTGCATCAATGGTAAAGCTTGAATAGCAGGTTTAGCGGCCATCATTTTTTGACTAGCCATTAATTGATCGCCAGTATAAGCCTTTTTACCTTCTTCAAATAATGGTGAATATCCAGTAGCAGGGCCACTAGCAGCCGGGAAACGATTGCCTACAATTTGATTAGGAGTTTCAGCAGGTTCAACCGTAGCGCCTATTACATTTCCACCAAAATTAGAACTTTGGCCATTGATTGCAGGATTGTTAATAGGGCCAATTGGTAAAGTTTTAATTGGGCGCGGCTGTATGTCTTGCCCCGGTCCTGTAGCGATACCGGGAGGAGCGACAGGAGCCATTGGACCTTGTAAACCGGGAGTACCATCAGGACCAATAACAGGTTGAGTAGGCGGAATTTGACGTTGAATAGGTAATCCAGTTGGGCGCATACCACGCATAGGACTTACATTAACTGGCGTATCTTGCTGACCTTGGTTATAAACAGAAGGCGTACCATATAAATTATTTACTTTCTCCATAGCGGCCATACCGCGTACTAAAGCATTTTGAGCAAAACTTTTAACATCAGGAGCAGTATTTAATTCATTCATCATATGGCTAGTAATTTCAGGCTTTAACCCAAAAGTTTTAGAAAGCGTAATTAAACGCGAAGCCGCTTGTTCTTTAGTAACATTAGGGTCATTAGCTAAAGTAGAAAGCTCTGCATTCATAACATTAAATTGATCGTTTAATTGTTTTAATTTATCTTGGCCTAAAGCAATATTACCACGCTCAAGACTTTGGAATTGTCCAACTTGGTCAAGAATAGTTTTTTGAGCCGGTAAGGCGGCTGGTTTTAGATATGAGCTTGTATCAACTTCAGACATTTTAGTCCACCATCATTTCAGCTTTAAATTTTAATCTATTTTTTAGTTTTAAAGTTTTGCTTATAAGCAAGCGAGTTTCTTCAGAAACTTTATGACCAAGCTTAGAAGCTTTTAATTTAGATTTGCTTTCTTCTGTCCAAACTCTATTTTTAGCAGCTTGCGCATGTTTTATTTTTGTTTCTTCTTTATAAATTCTTTTACGTCTAGCGATAGACATATTCTTTTTGTGTTCATTAGAAAAAATATGAGCTTTCATCTTAGCTCTAGTTTCATCAGAAATATTCTTAGCTTTTTTAGATATAATCTTTTTGGTTTCTTCACTATGCTTAAAATTTAATTGGCTACCAGCGATAGGAGCCAAATTATATCCCTTTGGTGCTACACAATCATATAAATCAATATAAAATTGCTCACGTTCTATTAGCTTATTAACTTCACAGTTTTCTAAAACACTAACCTCAAATTTCCAACCGCTGTATTTATTCCATGCGGCTTGAAGATATTTGTTAGGGTGATTTTTATTATTTAGTTGCCTCTTGTGCTCGTATTCACGAATGGATAAATTAACGGCACTACCAACATAGCACTTTCCGTTAACAACATTTAAAATTTTATAAATTCCAGACTTCATGTATTATACCATTCGTTCCCAGTTGGAGGATTGCTATAAGAATTATTTCCACTCCCTCCGTAAAGTCCACGATACGCAACATATCCACCAATATTATTTGCAGCGTTACCTATAGCACCACCAGCCGCATTCCATGCCGCAGCTTGCGCGTTCCCTTGTCCTGTAGATAAATTAGAAATAGCATTAGCTGCACTTGTGCCAGCAGTAGCTATTTGAGCAGCCGCACTTTGCCCGGTGTCAACCAAACTTTTCAAACGATTGTAGGCATTAGTTTTATTTATGTTAGCAACATCAAACTGAGTTTTATAAGTGTTATCAGCTAAACCAGTAGCGAAAGTAGCAGCGCCTTTTAAAGCAGCACCAGAAGCCCCCAATCCTCTAGCAGCAGCGGAATTTTGAACAGATTTTAAACCTTGAGTTTTAGTAAATTGATATCCAGGTGTACTCTCTAACCAATCTTGAGTTAATTCAATAGGAGCCGTTAATTCCGGCATTCTGGCATTAAGTTCTTTTAAATTATCTTCACCGGCTACACGGTAAGGTGTCAAATCAGATCGCGTTTGATTATACATACGCTGTTGAGCATCAATACCACGCTGATTAGCTTCCGTTTGAGCATCAGCCGCTTCACCAGAAGCATAAATACTAGTACCCGCACCAATAATTGCAGAACCAACAATAGCTGTTGCTACCCATGCGTTACATAATAACGGGTCTGTATAATCTTCAATATCTAAAGAAAATCTACCCATCTTAAATTCCTAGCACCAATTGTTTATCATTTTTAAATTCTAAATATTCTTTTTCATCTTGAGCAATGAATGTTTTTTCAATTAGTTCTAAATCTGTTTCGTAAGTCCCATGAATAGTAACCCAAACGCAATCTTCTAAAGCTATAGCAATTCTTTTAGTCCCAGGGGGTGATACTACAATAAATGGGGATTTCACTACTTTATAGAAATCACCAACTAAAACTTTCATCTTCCCTTTAGCTAAAATATTTAATTGTTCAAATTTATGAATTTTTCCAGTTAATTGTACTCCCGCTGGAATTTCTAAAGCTCTAGCGTAAACCCCTTCTGAAAAATAATGCTCAACTTTTAAATCAACTTGAGGCTGTTGAGCCATTAAAGCTTCAATAGCGTTTACCTTTTGTCTGGTTATATTTTCTACTAATTCATTCATTTTAAAAATTATGTGTATCCACACCATATAAAGGAATAAATTTCATTGTAGGCAGTACAGTATAAGTAACTTCTATTATATCATTTACCGCCACTGGAATTATTCGTGGTGTTGATGTATCAGGAGCAACGGTAATAGTATCTACGCCACGTGTCAAAGTAATTCCCGAAACTGTGCCGCCTGATATAAAAATATTCCCAGGTTCTTTATCTTGGTACTCAAATGGCGAAGCGCCTACAGTAATATCAATGAAGGCTGGTGGAGCTATAGTAAATTGTTGTAAGTATTGCACCCAAGGTTCTTTAATTTTTTTAGCAGCATCTATAAAGTCTTGAATGACTGAAGGGAACGGTTGCATTTTTAACTTCTCAAAGGTTTAGCTTCAACAAAAGCACCATTTAATGCTGTGATAACAGGACCATTCCATTCTAATTTAAAAACTCTGTCTCTAGCCATTCCTAGTCTATTCCATTGAGGGTCTGTTAGAAATTCACCTTGTCTTCCTAAACTTTGCGACATAGGGGTGCCAAAAGTTTTACCTCTATCGTCAGACCAGCTTAAAAATATTTCAGGCTCATTATCGTCATCTAAACTACCAACTTCTTTAGTTGAAGTCCCAGGCTCAATATTTGCACTAGCATTTCTATAAATTACACGTTGAAATTCAGGTCCAACCATATGTAAAAATGTTCGTATAAATTTCATATTATCACCACCATCGGTAGCAATATTTGGATTTAATTTATAAACTTTACCAGTATCATAATCATCAATTAAATTAAATCCAAATGCAAAAGCAGCACCATTAGCACGGTAACGATCAAATACTCCTGTCTCTGTATTCCATTTAGCTAATTGGAACCAATAACCAGTAGATAATTCCATAGCCCAAGTGATATTAGCTGTAGGAAATACTAAAATATAAAAAGCATGGTCTTCAATTTGGAGCATCATGCCAATAGCATCGCTTGTAATGCTATAGGTATTAAATTGAGAAACTAAATAAGGTGTTGAAACTTCTTCAACATCATATCCTTTAGTTCTCATTATAATATTTTTACCTTGTAAATCCTGCATCAACCAAAAACCAATAACATCTATAGAAGCCGCAGAGTATGGGGCTATACAACCGTGATTAATAAATGTTCCTTGAATTTGTTGAAAATAAAAATCTGCCGCGCCTGTACCAATCCAAGGCTCTGTAGTAAGAGCGCCAATAAGCCATAAGTTTTTTTGAATTACTAAAAGAGAAACTATAGGATCGGCATTGCCAGATTTAGCAGCAATGTCTAATGGATCAAATGATGTTCCAGCAGTAAGAAGCGCATAAGTAACCATACTTAATGAAATATAAAATTGATTGGTATCAGGTCTATTAAATACAAAAAATGTATCTAAAAATTTAACAATATCAGCCCCATAAAAGCTAGGATCAATAATTTGTCCAAAATCATTAGTGGACATATCAATAGCCCAACCTTCTGAGCTACCATCAACTATAACTACAGCTAACCCATTATCAGCCATATAAACTTGAGAAGCACGGTCAGGAATGCTGCCCACAAATACCATTACCCCGTTACTTTGAAGCAAATATACAGTAGGACCAACTACTTTATAAACTGTACCAATTGACGTTCTATATATACAGCGGCCTTTACCTTCATCTAAAGGCGAACTATATAACTCATTACCTGGGAATTGGTAATATGTGATTGGAGTAGGTTTAGTTGAAGGCACACCTTGTTTAGGAAGTTCATTGATTTCAGCATAAAGGTTTATACTTCGCTGCGCAGAAGCGATTAAAGATTTACCAGCGTAAGGTTGTCCTAATAAATTAACGGCTGGCATTTAAAATATCCGATAACTATCGCTAGGTCCATCCTCAAATTCATCTCCCCAATAATAAATAATAACTCCTGAACTAAAATTAGATTTGGTGTAAACTATATTATACATTACCTACCTATTATCAGGATTATATAATGAAAACGCTCTACTAGACCTAACCCCAGGAGCCCCAGGCATTTGAAGTTGAGGAACCTGTGTGTTATTTTTTCTGATATTATTTAATCCTGATTTAGCTAACATCATAGTTTGAGGCATAGGTTGTACTTGATACATAGAGCAAACACGTAATGCTAAATTATACATTATAGCTTCTTCATATTCCTCTGGCATTATGATTTCACTATCGAGGTTACTTGTGATATTTGATACGGTCCAAGTGAAACCAGCACCAGTGCCGCCAATGTCCGCTGCGTCGGCTGTAAGGATATTACCGATAGCGAAATCTTGGCCACCGGAGGCAAGCGTCACGACCGTGACAACGCCACCAGTAACCGTTATATCGGCTGTAGCGAGGCTCCCCACCCCACCTGTCAAAGCCACGCCATCATATTGGCCATCGGTATAAGCAGCCCCACCAGTTGTAATTGAACCGGCTGAAATAGTGCTGCCAAAACCTAAACGGCTTTGATAAATAAAATGAAGTTCATATTGTGAGCTTGGCACAGGCCAAGGATATAATTTAGCTAGTGGGTATTCATTTGTATAAAAGAAATAAGTAGGTAGACTTGCTAAATCTTTAACTCTAATTCTTATATAATCCTCATAAGAAAATATTGGCTTTAAAGGTAAACTAACAGGAGTTTGCCCTGTGTTACGTTGAATTACATAGCCACCTTTAATATTACTAGGAGGAATTATATTTATATCCCCTCGTAGCCCTACTGTTTTATATTTAGTTCCGTCGCCATCAAATTGAAATTCTTGTAATGAAGGAACTAGCCATCTTTGTTTTTGCCAAGTAGCCAACATTCGTTGAAGGCGATTAAAAGCATCATTAATATCTTCACTTAATGCTGTTTGACCAACACCCAGCACGCCAGCCTCAAGCAAGCTATCTGTACATAGCTGGCGTGCTGTCGTAGTCACTATTATTTATCCTTACCTTTATCCCATCCTGGATTTTTATTAGTACCAACTAACTTAGCTTCATCTTCAGCACTCAAAACCCTAACTTTTTTACCATTAATTTTAATTAATTTAGGATACTCAATTTTAGTATTACCTTTTTTATCTTTAGCCATTTAGTTTCCTTTCATATGAAAATCCCCTAGTGAGTTATTACACTCACTAGGGTAGTTGGGAGGTTTAGTCTAAGTGTTTAATCAAGTAGGCTTTCATTTTATCTAATAACTCTATATTTTCGTTTATTCGTCCAATGGTAGTATTACAGCGATAGCAAAGCAATTCTCTAACCTTATTAGTTTTATGGCAATGATCCACTGCTAATTGTTTTATAGTGCCTGTATTAGGAGAAACTGTAGTTTCTGGCTGCTCACAAATTGCACAAACAAAATTTTGTAATTGTAGGTTTTCGTTATATTTCTCTCTAGTAATTCCAAAAATTCTTTTTAAATTTCTATCACTTTCCATACTAGGATTTGCCGCAATTCTAGCCGCCCTTTTCCTAGCATGCCAGTCTTTTTTACTTTCATCCTCTTTGCGTTTTAAATGCTCTTGCCATTTAAAGTTTGTAGGCCCAAAAAGGTCATTACGCAATCGAACAAGTAAAAAATTTCCATCTGGTTTTGGAGAAACATCATCTACAAATTTATCAAAATTTAACCATTCCTCACAAAGTAATTTATCACTTTTTCTTTGCCACCAAATTATATAAAGAGGATGGTTACGCCCATATTTACCGCGCGGTTTATACTCAGGATGATCTTTATAAAATTGTTGATAATGTTTTCGACAATAACCAAAGCCACCTTTACTATCGTTATCACAATCAGAAACTACACATTTAGTCATTTAAAATTCCCTTTCGGAAGCTACGATTTTTCAACCGTAAGTCCCCCGAAAAGGAAAGTCAAGATATTATCCGATGGAGTCTGCCACGATGCAGAGCCATTCTGGCCTAATATATTTAGACCCGAATAAAACATCAACTCGCGTAGCTAACTGGTCACTACCAGTTAAATAATCAGTTAAAACACGCATTGAGATACCATCGTAATTTGCTCTAGCGCATTCTACAACGGCACCTGTAGGCATAACTAAGTCAGCGGTAGCAAGAGTTAAGGCCTTTTGAACATAGGCCAAATTCTTGTAATAAATTTCACCAGACTTAGTAGCCATGATAACATCGGCACCGTTATCAGGGCTTGCCGTGACAGTTTGGAATTGCACATTAGACCCACCAACAGCAGGAGTTAATGCAGGATAGATGCTAACTTCAGTACCGCCAATAGCCACATCTTCTAAAATAACAAATTGACGAAGTTTAGCCTGTGTCGCTTTTGTAACGCGGTTAACTGCTAACACACCTTCAAAAGTAATAATATCGCCAGCAACCAAAGTACCAGCAAGGGCGCTAATAGCAATTGTAGTTCCAGTTTGGTCAGCACCATCAACGGTAGATAGCGCGGCGTTGTCATAAGTACCAGAAGTATGAACAATTACAGTCTGGTCACGGAACCATTTACCGTAACCAAGCCCCGATTTCATAGCGCCAGCTTCATACTGTGCGCTAATCTTGGTGGCCGGATTTAAAAGACCCTGAAGCGAATTAGACATTTCAGCATCGGTATCAGGGCTATCGACAACACGGCGCGTCATAGTATCTGCCGAATTGTTATCTAATACCGCACCCGCGCGTAAGAACTGTTGAGCGGTAGGATGAATGATATTTCCATTCCCATCAACATTGGAAACGAAATTACAAACACCAGTTTCAGCACCATTCATAACATCTTGAGCAACACCACCAGCAAGATTATTAATCAATGGAGCCATAATAATTTCAGCATAATTATCAATACTCATAGTACGTTCGGCACTTGTGAATGGAACAGCGATATTAAACTGGTTAGAAACAGTTAATGTGGTGTACTGTTCAGTTGTATTCTGAAGCTGTAACGCAGGACCACTAGTAACAATATAATCATTAGGCAAACGAATACGCAAAGTCGAACCAATTTTAGCGCCATCTACAGCGAAAGCAGGGTCATACTGAGTATCCATATTTTGGATAAACAAATTAGAGTTCTTAAATAGACGTACAGCCTCGGCGGTAATCATATCGATTGTGAGAAGTGTATTAGCCATATTAATTATCCTAAATACAGTCTGAAAATTCAGACATAATATTAAATTGAATTTGGTGAAATCCGGCTGCGAACCCGGTTACGGCAAACTGGAATGATTAAGGCCAATTCCAGAAGGCGGCTAAGGTGTTTAAAGCTAACCTTAGAAAGCTAATCAGAATGACAGCAGATAATAAAAAAACAGCCCCGTCAAGGGGCTGTTGAAAAGAATTTTAGTTTGAGGATTAATACCCTTGCGATTCTCGCTTAGCCCGATCCTGAGCATTCCTAACCCTAATGTATTCAGCCATATTATCGGTAGGTTTAGCTGGTAATGTGTCAAGATTTTTACCGCTACCTTTTGGTGCTTTGGCTGGTTCAGGGGCGTTTGAAATTTTCTTAGGTTTTGGTTTTTTAGCTTCAATTAATTTATTTGAAATTTCTAACAATCCCTTCATAACTTTCATAGGGCTATTCTTTTTTAGCAAATCCTCATAATCATCAGGGTTATCAGTTAAATAATTTAAAACTTCACCCCCATTATCAATATCATTTAAAGCTCCAATAAAAAATTCTGGTAAGGGAGCTACTTCAGCAGCTAAATCACGAACCTTACTCATAAAAGTCTTATCGACTTTAGTAGCATCCTCAATTAACTTTTCTTGGGCTTTATCAAATTCACGTTGAGTTAAAGTTTGATCTGCTAGCTCCCTAGCTTGCCTTCTTACTTCTTCTTCGGTTAAAGGCTGCTCACCTTCTTTTACTTTAGCTTCTAATGAGGCTTGAAGCTCACGGACCAATTTCTTATTTTCATCACGCTCTTGTGCAGTTTTACCAGCGCGACGTTGAGCGCGTTCAAGCTTTTTTTCTAGAGCTTGAATTTGCTTTTGTTCTTCAGTTAATTCTTTTGGCTCTTCTTTAGTAGCATCTTCATCTTCATCTTCATCTTTGGTTTCATCTTCTGCTTCTTCAGTATCATCTTCAGCATCAATATTATTTTCTTTAGTTTCTTCTTTCTTTTCATCCTTAGTACCATTAGTCACTACAATTTTTTCACGTTCGATCTGTGCTGGCGTCTTTTCTGGTTCCCCACCACCAGTTCCATCTTCAGGACCATAATAAGGAAGCGGTAAAAATTTAATTTTCATTGCGTTTTTTCCATTCTTTATTTAGAGCTTCTACAAGATTAGTAAAAGTCTGATTTTCTATTGGTGGATTAGAATTAAAAATTTTGTTTAACCGATGCTTAAGCTTATTTATACGCGGGTCTTTAAGCTTGTCAAATCTAAAATTATCCATATCCGCAACAGATTGAAGGGCTGCCCACAATTCCTCATCAGTTAGGGATTGGATTTCTTTTCCTTGCCAATTCATTTAGCAAACTTTTTTAAATTAGCGACTTGTTCAGCAGCCAATGTTTTTATATCGCTCATTAAAGATTTATTAGCTTTTATTTCTTCAGCACGTTGAATTGCGCGCAACCCAGCTTCAACGGCGTAGCGACGTTCCCTAGCTTCGTCCTCTTTAGTACGCTTGTAAGTCTGTGGGCAATCTATTGGAGTGGAAGCCTTAGCTACAGGTAATCTATTTTTCTTAGCCATATCATTGATCCTTATGAAGGACTGACTTCTTAGTAGAATTGACAGGGGTGACAATTTTTAATTTATCAAATTTATGTTGCTCAGCTAATAATTCCATATTTAGATCTACATTCACTTTAGCTTTCATTAACCTAGGATCGTTAACAGGATCAATTAGCGCGGAATAAATTTCTTCTTTCATATGTTCGGTAATACCACTATTAGGCTTTAGCAATGTCATTAAATGCTTAATCGCCATAGGTATGAAGCGTTCTAAATACTTTTTAGCAAAAGCTTCTGGTGTTTTGTAATTTGAAGTTAGTCCTGTTGAACGTCCAGCATCGTAAAAAATACCAGCGAAATTACTAGCAACTTTATAAATAAGTGGGTTAATTGGGGTTATTAATTTTTTAGTCATTTAAACGGATTTCCTTGAACTGGCACTAAGCGGTATTTTTTATCTTCAGACTTAAAAGGATCATAGTCAACTGGTACAGTCGTCGGGGTAAAACTAAACATAGGAAACCCCTCTTTAGCTTTGGCGCGAAGTTCTGGTGGTATTGGTAAGTAGTGGATGGGTTGAGAAGTTTCACCAGTTTTAGCTTTGGCAACAGCGTTTCTTAAATTTTCATGTTCAGCTTTCATAGATAACGGAATAGGTTTAGATTTAAATTTAGCTTCAAACTCAGCTAATTTTTTGGAAGCTACAATAAGTTCATTATTTAAATTCCGCTGCTCTACCTTACTCCCATACTTCTTTGCTAAATTGTTTGCACGATCAACTAGTATCTTATCGTAAAAAGACTTCATGCCTTCGCCACCGATTTTTAAATTATCACCTTCTAAAAATCGAGTTTCTATTTCCTCCCCTGTACCGGATGTTCTTTTTTCAACTTTAGATTTTAATAATTTTTCAGCAGCTTCTTTGCCGATCATGCCAGCAAGCTTACTTTCATCTTTTAATAATTCATTGATAGGCATACCGCCATTTTTATAACCTCTGACGTATGTACCCCTATCCCCATGTTTTACCAATTCAATCTTATCAACCTGTTTACTCAAATCATATCTAGCCGCTTGCGCCTCTCCCGGCGTCCAACTAATCCCTTCATAACCTTCATCAGCAGCTTTGTGAAGCATTCGCTTTAAAGCTAATTCATCCCAATTCTTTTTGAATGGAGCATCTGGTATGTTTGAGTTTTCACCCTTTACATATTCTTTATAATTTTTAGCATCATCGCTGGAAATAACTTTCTTCTCAACAGCAATTTTTAAAACATTATCAATATCAGGATTACCAATCTCAGCTTCAGTGAGTTTAGATGTTAATTTATTTTCAATATTATCCAAGTCAGCTTTCTGTTTCTCAGAAAGTTTATAACCTTGCTTACGTCCCGCTTGGTGCCAATCAGATTGGATTTCTTCTATGTGGAGAGTTTTCTTGCCATCAACTGTTCTATCATTCATACGAACATGAGCTAAAACATTTGGTTCATCCCAATGGGAAGAAGTATAAATAGGAGCTTCTCTAATTTGTTTTTGTAAATTTTGATTTTCATTTTGCAATTTACTGATCTCAGCACGAATTTCATTTGATCCGCTAGTACCGTGCATTTCTTGACGTAAGGTAGCAATTCTAGCATCGTTTGTTTTTTGAAGTTCTCTAAACTTTTCCCAACTGTTAGGCAACGTCAATAACATTTCTTTATAGTCAGAGTTTCCAGTGAACGCAGCTACGCCATTACGACGTACATAAATACAATGATTTTCCACTGTAACGCAGAACGCAAAATCGTGGTAATCGACAATTGCATATTTAGCGTCATCGACGCTATTCCATTCTTTAGAATTTATACCCACAACATAGATACCAGTTGGGCGCTTACGAACGCTTGCACGATAACCGCTCAGCAATGCTAAAATTTGCACTCCATCAGCAAGTGATTTGGATTTACTAAAAAATATCTTTCTAGCTTGTCTTAGGTTTCCGTAATCGTCATAAATATCTTCGCTATGATGACCGTCACCTAAAATTAAACCCGCTAATAATGAGTTTACAACATGCTTGTTTTCATTAAAAAATAAAGACGGAATAAACTTACCTTCTGAGGTAGGCTGACTGTGTAGTAAATCTAAAAGAGATTTATTTATAGACTTACTACCAATCCCATATCCGTTACCGTAATATTTCCACACAACCCCAAGCCTATCAAAAAGAGCTTCCAGCCTATCGCAATTGTCTGGATTATGCGCGCGAGATTGCGCGATTTGAATTGTATTTTTTATTCCGTTCTTATGTTTATAAGAACCTTCCGCAAGATACCAACCGATAAATTCCGCTACATCGCAAGCATCATATCCAAATAGAGTTTTACTACCTTTACCTGTCCAATTGCCAGTTAAAGGAATTACGCACTCCGAAGTTTTCCAAAGCTGCTCAGCAGTTATTCTAAATATACCGCGACTTGAACGCCTACGCTTTCTAACAACCATTTTATGATTTGCTGTAACCTGCATATCAATAGACTGGTTATAAAAATGATAAAGCTTTTCAGCGTAAACTGTAGGCACGGCTTGAATAGATTGCCATTCAAGTTCGCCGCTTTCATCTTTGCGCGTAATAATTTCTTCACCGATAGAAACGTCATCAATACGCTTCCAACCGTCGCGCGTTAAAATTTCAGTATCTCTTGATAAAGGACCACCGGGGAGTTGATAGCCGTGGTATTTGGTAGGAGAACTTAATTCCCCACCACTATAAAATTCTTCAACTTCATCTAATGACCCTTTATAACCATAAAATTCTTTAAATTGTTTTTCTTGTTCTTTTATTTCTTTGGGACCAAGTTCATCCCAAGCTTTAATATCACCCTTCCCAATTTCCTTCAACTCCACCTTATTATTTTTAATTATATCCTGCACTTCAGCTTTTGTAAGACTACCTTTAATATCACCTAAAACATAAGCCAATTCCTCACTCTTAACACCCGGTTGATTTTTTAAATAACCAAGCCACTGTTGAGCGTCAGCTTTACCAACTTTAGAATTATCAACAGCACGTTCTAAAGCTGAATAAAATGGACCTTCCGCAGCTTTAATAATTTCTGGTACTTTCCTAACCGCACCACTGCCCAACAAAACTTCCGCACCCTTAACAGGAGCACCAGCAACACCGCCCATAACATTACCAGCTACATCTAACATTTTAGGCATCGCAAATGTATATCCGTCTGGTGTTTTCGCAATAGGTAAAACTTTAGGACGTGGGATTATTGGTACTTCTTTTCCAGTTTTTAAATTAAAAGGAATACCAGCATCATTAAAAGCTATACCTGTAGGCAAACTCATACCCTGCTGAGTTTCTAATAAATCAGGCTCCATAATATAATTAGGAGGGCCTTCAGGGGTAGCCGCGTCTTGTGCTGGCAATTGCTGGCGTCCTTTAACACCACGTCTCAATCTCTCAGCAGCACGAATAAAAGGGTCTTCGTCGAAAGTTGTTTCCTCGGTATGGATACGTTGATAATACGGATATTGATCGCCTTCAGTATATCTTAATTCATATCCTTCTGGTGCTTCGTTAGGCATTTTCTTCCACTCTAGCATATCCACCTTCAGGATTTTCTACATACCAAAGTCCGTCATTACCCTTTTTCGCTCCCTCAATCGGAGGCTCATCTTCTTCGTCATCTTTAAAATTTAATTCGCCATTAGCAAGCATACCAGAAATTAATTGTTTTAAAACTACCTTTAACTGAGGATCAATACCTTCCCCATCCTTGGAAGTATTAAACAGAGCAACCGTTCTCTCAGTCTCAGCACGATAATCTTCTCTAGCTTGCGCAGCACTTTCTTTCTTAAAATTAAGGTCAAGATTTTGAGCCTTAATAGTAAGCTCTTTATCTTTATCTTTAACTTGCTGTGTAAGCTCACCAATCTTACCTTGAAGCATTTGTATCATATCAGCGGCTTTATTCATTTGATCTTCAACTTCAGGAGGCAGACCTTCACCCTTAACTTGGGGTGGTATTATATTTCCATAACGTAAAGCAAGAATATCAGCACCGGCGAAATCCATATTCTTCATAAGGATATCACCACCAATTTTCATAAAGTTTTCATCACCCTTAGCTAATTCAAGTAATGCTGCTGCTGTTTCCATACGTTTAGTAGCAAAACTTGGTCCGGTATCGGCTTGAATATCATATTGGCCAAATTCAGGATTAAACACATATTCGGTAACTTTTTGCCCATTGTCCATAGGTGGATTGTTAGGATCGGTAGTATTTTGTAATTCTTGTTTAGCATCGGTATCAATTTTAACATTCATACGCGAACCGTCTTGAGCTAAAATCTTTTTAACTCTAGGTGTATCGTAAACTTTTGGGATAAGATCAATTAAAATTTTACCAGTGCAACGAATAGCAATAGCTAAGTTATCAATAAAATGATAAGTAGCTCTATCGCCTTGACGCTGACGAGCATTGATAGCTACACCAGACTTAGCATTTTCATTTTCTCCCATTTGTGCTTGATATTGGCCGCTCGCCATCATCAATTCATTTTGAGCAACTTGCATTTGAGTGACATAACCAGTACCGCTATTAATCGCACTATTGCGCGTAGGAGCAGGAAGTGGATTAGCTTCATCATCATAAGCATTATAAGGAAGATAAGAATGATTAATACGATTAGCAGTTTTATAATATTCTTCAAATCCCTCAATAGCAGCAGAAGGCGCAACCCAAGGTGTTTTAGATTGAGTAGAAATAAACTCAACATTACTAGAACTCATAAAATTATAGATTTGTTGAGCATTTATTAAAGCTCTAGTATGTCCTTTTCTATCTAAAACACCATCAATAACTGTCTCTGTGCCCACAAGTCTGACAATAGGAATTGTACTTCCCAACCATCTAGTAGGACCTTCGATAATTCTATCACCAGCTATTTTGCACCAATAAACATCATTAGAAACTATAGAGCGTTCTTTAAATTGTAAAAGCTCTTTAGCTTGAGGCTCTTTTTTAATAGCCTGATAAAATATCTTTTGTTGATCGTCTAATTCTGATTTCTTAGTAATAACTTGAGTGCCATCTTGCCCTATCCAATGGATTAATTTATCTTCTTTTTCTTCTTTATAATAATATAAAGCAACTCTAACCTTATCATCGGTTAGCCAACCATCCCCTTTGCTTCCTAAAGTGGAGCTACCCATAACATCAGCAAATTTAGGATGCTTTTTCTTATAAAGCTCTTTATCCATATCCTCAAAAATTAAACCCCATCGGGCGTCACTGCCATCAATTTCATTAATGTCAGGGTCTAAATAAACTGAGCGAGGGTCTTTAATATGACGTATATAAATTTCTTGATCGAAAGTTTTATCACTAACGTAATCAGTATCTATACGCCAATACGCCCAACCAGCTTGAACTTGGAAAGACGTGGCGCTATCATAAACATTTTCAGCATTAGATATGTATTCAATATGATAAACTAATTCTTGAAATATTTGAGACCCCTCAAATGAAGCTTCATCACCAACCGGGCGAATACGAACCCCTGGCTTATTTTGTTTAGCGTCATTAATAACCATTAAATTGTGTTGTTGAACCTTATTAATAGTTAAGCAAGGTTTATCATCTAACTCACGCGCTAAAATTAAATCATTATCCCATTGAAATTTATTGTGGGTATCACCATTAGCAAATTTATAATCATACTCGAAATTTACACGCGCTTGAGCTTCCCACGATACACCATTTTTAAAATCTTCTTTAACTTGCTCAATTAATTCTAACTCATCCTCAGTCTGTGGGGGGGCTGGTTTAGCAGATTTAGTATTCCATGTTGAGGACCAACTCATGCCATCCACCCCGAACCACTTCTAAAATTATGTAAAGTTCTTACGTTACTGCCGACCGTTTTTATTTTAATTTCTTTTTCTGGTTTTAAAGATAACGCTAAAGTTTGTAAAGCGTCTGCGCCGTGGCTCCAAGGTGTATCATGATCAGGCTCTTTAGAAAACACACCGTTAATTTCGTTGACTTTAAATGCATAGTTACACAAACAAGCCCAACCATCGCTTGTGTTTTCTTCATCGAAATTACAAAGATCGAGTATGGTACGGCAAGCATTTATACCGACAACTTTTTTAGATGGTCTATTAACAATTCTAACTTTACAATTTGGGAAAGCATCTTGTACTTGTTTTTTTGGAGTGACATTAGAAAGTGTTTCAGCATCGCCATCGTGCGGTAAAACATGGGTACTAAAATTATATTCAGTATCTTGGAGATACTTAATATAATGAGGCATTTTCTCTAAACGATTTTCATAATAACGAATTAAATTAAATTCAACGCCTGCATGTTGAACAAACCAAATAGCTGTTTTATCGCTATGCCCTAAATCCCAATATGTAAAGACTGGTTTATTTGGATTGTAAGGTACTCTACCTCGCCTACTTTCTTGGACAATCTTTTTAATTTCTTTAGTATAAACTGCACCAGCTAAAACTAATTTAGTGTGACCTTCCCATACATGAAGGTATTCGTCATCTTCATCATCTTTAGAAGCTTGTTTGGCGACAGCCATTTGCTGTCGTAAGTCTTCAGGCAAGAAAGGATTATCATAATAATTTAATTTAACAATAATAGCATATCGCTCCATTTCTCCTGTTTGTTCATTCATTACAAATTCAGGAAAATATTTGTCAGGCTGTTTGACAGCGCGCTTATAAATTTCATCACTGTCTAGTTCTGGATTAAAACTAATCCAAATCTCAGGACCTTTACCAAATGGGCCGCCACTTTCACCTTCTTTATAAACACCACGAATAGTAGGAAAAAGTTTATCAAGTGTGACCTTAGAACAAACGCGAGCTTCCTCTACCCAAGCTATATCAATGCGAGCCATTGATTTAATAGCTTCAATTTTATAACGCAATCCTGCAAATATAAATTCCGATCCAGTACGTTTATTTCTAATAATTTTATCTTGTATATCCCATTCAAATACCCAAGACCCGTCTTTCCAAATATCATAAATAGCATTTACTATAGTAGCGTAAACGCTTTCGTCCATAGAGTTTTGAAATTCACGAAAACAAGCAACGCGCAAGCGCCGTTGAGTAGTAAAAACTATAAGTATTCTGGCTATAGTTTCAGTTTTTGCACCACCACGACCACCATAAGCTATTTTAAAACGCGCAGGGGTATCTAGTAGAAACGAAAGTTTCTTAGGGATAGAAAGCTCTATTCCTTCATCAAACTGTTGTTGATTAATAGCATTCATGTAAGTTTCATTATTAAAATTATAAGCATTACCCATAAAGCAAAATTAATTTGTAAAGGGATACTCATTGTAAGCTTCCAAATGGAAAATTAGCTCCCATATAGATAGGAGCAAAACGAATATCTTTTAAAATCGCAGCAGAATATGAAGAAAGGAAAAGATACGGAGTTTGACCAGCGTTCATTTTATCTCTATTAACACAAACTTGTAAAGCTGGATCATTTTCTAAAACAGGTATCCTATGATCTACTGAAATTAAAGCAAAAAAACCAGGTAAGTAATTATGTAAAGTATCACCAGAAATATCAACTGTATCTTGGCTGGCTCGCCAAACTTTAATATTAGAAATTACATGGTCTTGAACAAACTGCCTAACACCTTGATCATCTAGTATAGAGTGAGCAAGCATTTTAACATCCGCTCTAGCATCAATCACTGTATCCCATTTAAAAATACAATCAAATTGATCAGCACGTGCAGCATGAGCAACAGCACTAAAAAGCACTAAGGACGCAGTTAGTGCGGAGGCGAGTTTCATGGTCTAGTAGCTCCGTCAAAGACGCCCTTCACCGGGCTGAACGCGAAGCGCTGCATGTAGCCGTTAATAATACGAGTAGCGGCCAAATTTGTTCCTAAGTATACCGCGCCCGTAAAACTAAAAGCATTTGCATTAGTTACTTTCGTTCCCCCGTTTGCCACCATGCTAAAGTTGATAGCATCAAATGCCATAGCAAATTTTACTGTGCCTGCGCTCGTTCCCGCGCCTAAAGTTGCAGGCGCTGTGTTGGCTCCGATTACAGCATCTACAACAGTTGTGCTGTCAAATTGAATGCGCCCGGTGGAGCTATCAATAGGTCTAGGGGCCGTTGAATTTGCCATCCCATTCGTCTGAAAGAACGCCGCCTTGGCAGCCAGCGCCGCCGTCAAGGCAGGCCCGATCAACTGCGGAACGTCTGCGGCGCGGGTGGCGGAAGCGCCAGCAACCACAATGGGCGACGTGACGAATGCGCCTTCTTCGAGTTGGTTGAGAGTGACGTATACAGTAGCGCCGGCGATTGCGCGGACACGAAGCAAACTTATGGCTGTAGGAACACCGCTTGCACTAACGCGAGTGTAAGTTGTAGTACCAGTAAAGGACGCTCTTATTGAAGTTGTATCTTGAACTTCAATTCTGTTGTTGGCTCCGGCAGTACCAATAACTCGCCCGTAAGCTGAAATTGTGTGAGTATTAGTATTTCCGGCGACACCTGAAAAAGTTAAGCTTGAGTCAGATGTTCCAAGCGTATTATCAATAACGTAAGTTCTACCATTGGAGACATTCGCTAAACCACTAGCGGCGATAGCCGCGCTATCGTCAACAACCCCAAATAGGGGAGTGCCAGTTCCTGCGCCTGCCGTAATATTCGTCACGGCAGCATTAAATGCCGCCGCAGTGCCCATCGCCACCAACGCCGGAGGATTAGCATTGTAATTCGTACACTTGTTCGTCCGCGCTTCCTCGATCAGCGCGCCCTTATTAGTAACACGTAATGTATTAGCTGAAAAACTATACCAAGTACCATTAGTATCTTGAGATAAAGCAGATGATGCCCTACTAGTCGAAACAATACTTGTTAAAGGTACAAATCCAACACCCTCAACCCAATATTTATCAGTAGTAAAATTAGCATTTATTGATGGACAAGTACCTCCAATTGTAGGGCAACTACTACCAAACAAAACAGTCTGTTGAGTAGCAGTAAATGCGTTTGCATTAAAACCACTACTCAACAGTAATAATAATGAAAATAGATATAGTTTTAATTTTTTCATTAATTCAATGCCGCGCCAATTCTAATATGATACCCGTTAGTTGTCGTAGGTGTAATTGCGGTTGTTACTATTCCATAGTAAATAGTTTTAACTCCGCTTGAAATAGAACCACCAGCAACAAACGGTCGCGGCGGTGTAAAATCTAAAGACGCGGTGGAAGGCGACGTTACACTAGTTGGAGCAGCTAACGTAATTGCAGTAGGAGTAGCTATTAATTTATCAAGATCAGTAGCACTTATAGAAAATGTGCTTTTGTCAGTACAAGTTGATGTTGTAGGCTGACTATCAAAAATAAACACAGTGAGGGTAGGAGTAGCACCGCTAATATTAGTAACAGTAAAATTAGTTAAAAATCCAGTCTGCCCATTGCTATTAGTAACAGTTACAGCATTAAATCCGCCAATACAATTACCGGCTGTATAATTAGAAGTACTTATTGTAGGAGTACTAGCAGTTTGTAAAGCCGATGCTGTAAAATTACTTACTGTAACTATGCCTGTCACATCAACTGCATCAACCGAACTACTACTAATGGATACTGTACCAACAACAGGTAAAGCCCCCCATGCCCCTGTACTAGTTTCAGGAGTGCCAACTTTAATACAGTTACTTCCATTAGTAGTATAGCATTGTGGGGATATTTGAGCGGAAGCATTAAAAGCAACGCCCAACGCTAAGATAATTCCTAAAATTAGACGTTGCATTTTAAACCTCTTAAGCTGAAAGAACACGGCCCCAAATACCAACACCGGCTACAACATCGTAACAAGTATAAACAGCAGATATGCCATTATTTTGAGTTACGCCAGTGTCAGTATCAATATCATTAATTGTGTCGCTCCCACTACCAAAGACTTGAATACTACTAGCGCCACCATTAAAAATAGTCACTTCTAAGCCAGGGTAACCAGGAGGAAGTAAAACGCTATCAGCAGCGCCAGCAGACGTAGCTACATGAGCTTTAACGCCTGTAATCTGAGTAGCGTTAGCTTTAGTTCCGTCAGCTTGAGCCGTAATCCCATTTTGGACTGACCCCATTAATTGAGCGAGCCTATTTAAAGATTTACCGTCTTGCAATCCTATGGTGTTAGGAAAAGAAGGAACCGGGCCGGATGGAATGGTCATTATTTAAATCCTTTCGCGTTAATCTGTTTTAATACTTTTGAATTTGGACCTATTTTTTGTAATTTTTGTTTACCTATTAAGGCTTCATTTTTATTTCCATAGATGTAGTCTAATTGAATAGCTACACCTAAAAATTGAATAGAGTAAGGATCATATTTTAAAGCATCTTTATAAACTGATACTGAATTAGCATTTGCAATCTTTTCTCTAAAGTAAAATTGAGCAGGACCAATTAAAATTTCTCTTTCAAATGGGAAAAAATAACGAGCTACCTCAAGCTTTAAAAAATTTCTTTCTTTTAAGCCTTGTAAATAAATTTGATCCCCAATTATCCCAAACAACCCTGTTAGAGGTAATATTAGCAGTAAGATAACCCGCAACCAAAAAAGCAATAAAAGCTTGAGTTGGTATATGCATAGGGTAGGTAAATAACGAAATAATACAAACTGTGAGTAAAATGGTGACTTCTGATTTATTTGATTTAAAAGCATTAAACAAAACCATTAAAAATAAAATTGAAGCTATACCAAATTCAAAAATAATATTTAATAAGTCATTGTGGGCATAACGTGGTCTAGCTATTTCAGTATCTATATGTGTAGCGTAGTAAGGAAATAATACTTCATAAGAACCAACCCCATTACCAAAAAAATTAAATCCTTGTATAGTATCTGCCCACATATCTAGCCGTTCTTTAAAACTTACTAAACTAAATTTATCCCAATAAAAATATAATCCTATAATTATTATTATATTAAATAATGTAAATGCTAAATATCTATTATATTTCCAGACTGAAATAAAAATACCAACAGCCAACGCTAGATAAGCTGCTCTAGATTGAACTAATATTAACCCAGGTAAAGTAACTGGTATCCACCACCATAATTTTAAAACAACTAAGCTAATTAACATAACAGCAGAAACTTCGCTAAATATATTAGGATTTATAAAAAAACCGGCGAACGACTTAGTGATTGTATAAATTTGTCCATAGAAACCAAAGTATTGAAAAATAGATATAGTTGCTGAAACTCCTAATCCTAATGCCAAACCTTTAAATATAGGTTTTATATCTTTTATATTTTGGCCTACACAAAAAACACAGGCTAATATAATCAATTGTAAAAGATGAAACCAAGCTATGTTTAAATTTTCAGTCCAAACTAATGATAATATAACATAACAAATAAAAATAAATCCTAATCTAAATCGAATTTTATCACAGTATAAAAATAAAAAAGGAATGTATATAAATAAAAATAACCATCCTGTAGATATAGAGGCTCCTACAATTCCAGGTATGTAAGCTGTAATAACTCCAAATCCTAATAAAAATAATGGGTACGGTTTATGTAAAGGGTTTCCCCAATTTAAAACCGTACCCATATTTTATTCCTTACTGTAAACGCTTCCAAACACAAACTAAGCTAGTTTTATCACAAACAAAATTATAGTTTGAAGGTGAGGTGGTAGAAGCAGTTAGAGAGGTAGGATTGCTATTAGTTGCGATACTATCGCCGGTAGCAGCGTCTACAGTTAAAGTAGTAATAGTTCGATTAGACGCAATACGGTACTGCTGGCCATTAATTGCACTAGCTGGAAGTGTAACATTAGCAGAAGTAATAGTAGTGGATGATGTATAAACAACTCCGCCTTCTATATTAGAAGCGCTAATGCCAGCCGGGGGAGTAGTTACGGTAACAAAAGTAAGAGGATTAGCATTTAAATTAGCAGGTTTAATAAGCACATTCTGAGGGCTACGACCCTGAGAAAGATTAGTATTAGCTGGAATAGTCTCGTTACCAGTTAATACAGTAGGGCCAGCAGGAACAGTACAATTGCTAACACCGTTAACGCTACCACAACTGTAGGAGCTACCACCTACAATAGGAAAATTAGGCCAAAGGCCACTCTGGCCAATAGCAATACCAGCAAAAGCAACTAAAGAAAAAGCAGCAAGTGAAATTTTAAGCTTAATGTTCATTTAAATCTCCTGAAATAAATCGGCCGATTTATCCAACTAGTTTAAGTTTTAAGGGTGAATTAATATTTTGATTTTGAACTTCATTATTATCTATTGTTGTAATTGGTTTTTCTTTAGCTTGAGGCTCAACTAGTTTAATGGTCATACTGTTATGAACAAAATTTTGTGTTAATAAAGGATCAGCTTTAGTATCAATAAGTCCTGTAACCTTAGCATAAAGCTCTAAAGCTTTTAGGCGGTCCTTGCCATCTAATATATGAATAGTGTTACTGGCGTTTTTTTCATTCGCCATATTGAGCAGCATACGGGCGAATTGATCCTTGTCAAGCAAAGCTTGAGAAGTGTCAGCCGCTTCTAAATATTTATCCTTGGACGCCACTACTATAGGATCATTAACCCAATTGTGACTACACCATAGGGCTGTGTTAGTGTCGTCTTTAAAAATTGAGCAGGCCGCTTGAAACGGGGTATTTTTAGCTAATTCAACCCCAAATAATCGCTTCTTTTCATCAGCATTTTCTATTACCGGCTCAGGTATATTCCAAGCCGATTTGACGGGTTGAGGAACCTCAAAACTATCAGGAAGCGTAAACATTGCCCACACATAACAGCTTTTTATAAAAAGAAAAAGCCCCCGATGAAATTAATCACCGGAGGCTTTGGCATGGACGCAACACCTACCATGCTTATTTGGTGCTGATTGAAAGATTTGAACTTCCGACCTCGACTTTACAAAAGTCTTGCTCTACCACTGAGCTAAACCAGCTATTTAACACACTTATAAATAGTTCTCTTTTTCTTATCCATAGCAACTACTGTATTGCCTATTCGTTCGCACATTTGGACAGAAGGCATCATAGTTACATTAGTACCATAAAGGTTCATAACAATCAGATATACTACCATTTAATTATTCCTCCACTTTCTCACCTTTATATTTACGCCTAATGGCGCTATGGTAATGTTTTCCTACGCTATCAGCAGTTTTAAACCCATCAAAATCTTCTTGATCAACACCACTAAATTTATGCTTACCTCCACTTACAAAAGTAATGTGCATATCCTTAGTAGCAGGATCATATTCGCAACAAGAAATTGAACTTGAATCAGGGAAGTTGTGTTTATGTGTCATTTTAAAGTTTTCCTTAATGCGTGTTATGCGCGAATTGCTGTAGATGCCTGTAATTCGCGCTTCGCCAATGTGATGTATCGGTCGGTGCAGTAATTCTCTTGCACCCATCGCGCGCGACCATAGGGAAAGGCAGCAGGCCAGTCTTTGAAGGCCAATTCTTTTGCCTTTTTATAGATTTCGTCTTGAGTGGGGTTGCTCATGTCGGCTTCCATATCTGGCGTTACTGAGTTTAATACTTCTTCATTAAGTTTATTGACATAATCTGAGCTTTACCGAAAGCATTCTTGCCAAATTGAAAGCCAACTTCAAACCCATTGCTTTCTGCTTCAGCAATCAATTCAGCCACCGGAGCTAAAGCATCAAAGAATTTTTGGCGTAACTCAGTAGCAATTTCTTTGTCGCCTTTAATTGTCGTCATTTCAACCGTTTTACTTGATCGTAATGGTGTAAATTCAGGAGGATTAGTCATATTCATTTTAAAATTCCTGTTTTAAATTTTGGTGCGGACTGCCGGGGTCGAACCGGCATACCTTACGGTGTTAGGTCTTAAGCCTAATGCGTCTACCAGTTTCGCCAAGTCCGCTATTACTAAATCACATTATATCATTAACTTTATAAAGTCAAGGCTTTATATCTTCTAAAGAATGATAATCTTTTTCTGCCATTGTGACAATACTATATCCCTGATTGCACATATAGAAAGTTAATTTTCCTATCCACTTTCTAGCATCACTATCGGAATAATTTACATGCTCTTCCCTAATGATCCTACCACTTTTAATATCTTTAACTAAAACAACTAACGGAAAATCTCGAACGTATTGCTTAGGCGGCAAATCTTCAGGACCACGGGGAATATCGTCAGACATTTAGATTAATCCTTTTGGCAAGCAATTTTAAATCTATTCCAACGATCAATTAAAATATCAGCTAACTCTAAAGCTTCGTCTTTTGTTAAACGATCTTCATCATACTCATAATATTTTTCATTTGGAGCGGCTAGCAAACCACTATCATAACCTTCTGATATTTCCAAATCCTCATTTATAGAAACAAAACCACGGTTAACATGTAGTTCTCTACCAGATTTTAATTTTAAAATATCCATTTAAAACTATCTCCAAAAGCAAACCGCCTAGGAAAGGTAAACCAATCCTAGGCGGCGCGCAATCAATAAGTATACGGCAATATCAGAGCGTTCGCTGAATGATAGCACCGTCCGCAGGGCAAGTCCAAGCGCCATAAACCTCACCAGCCTTAGCAGGACGAATAGTGAACTTACGATCCTGCTTGTAAGCAAGAACCGTAACAGTTTCCTTGATTTTATTACCAGCTTCATCAAGTACAGCTTTGTTACCATCGCCACGCTTGGTACGGGTCTTAGTCTCGGTTTCGCCGGTTTCAGTGCGGTACTTATTATTCATATTAGAAACGGTACTAGTAAGCTTCTTAACAGCATCACCACCTTCAACATCGGCATTACCAACATAGAAAGTCTTACCAATATCCATAGTAGCAAACGGATATTTAGAAGTACCAACAGCACGACCAAACCCACGCTTACTTTCCGGCAATACAACACCATCAATCAACGCAAATCCACCAGCAGAGGTTTCATTTTTATTCTTATCAACAGGCATGCCATCAATTCCTTTTTGTGTAAGGCGGGCAGCAGCCGCGCCATTTTCATCTAAATCCTCAGTATTAACCTCAATCAAACCTAGCTTAACCAGCGGCTCACCAACAGCCTGCGTGGCACGCCCGGTTTCCTGAATTAGCTTAAGAGCAGCGATCACAGTTTTATTATGCTTAGCCATTTTTAACCCTTTCGATTTTGATTAAATTCATTACGGTAAACCCGAAACAAATTGAGTATGGGGATTGTCAATCTTTAAGTCAACCACATTTTGATAAAAAGTTTTAGCACAAGGCTCATTTAAGCCTTCCTCTTTCTCACAATATTCACAATAAACTGTGCGAAGTTTATAGTCTTGGCAATAAGCGTTCAATTTGTGGGAAGGATGATCCATTTTTATTTATCTTTCTTTAATTCCGGCTTAGGTTGTGTCTGTTCTGCCACTTGCTGCCTAATCTTACCCATTAAAGCCTCAACGTCTTTGACAGGTAATTCTCTAAGACCCTTCCAAATCAAGTCAGCTTCAGCAGGAGTAGCTTTAATAATAAGCTCTTGGGCATTAGCATCTAGGACATAAGCAGGAAGGATAGCCATGATAAATAAACCAATAATTAATAAGGATTTCATTTATTAATTTCCTCTAGTGGGTATAACTCTTCCAATAAAGATAAATCATTACTGTCAAAACTATTTAGTTCAATTCTTTTAATATCATCTTGATTTTTCTTTTTACCTTCTCCTGTAGTATGATTTCCATACTCAATTGAGGTATGAATTTGGCCATTCCAAGATTTATAAACTAGGTAGCGTTTTTCTGGCATTTCTTGCTTGTCCCTCCCATAGATAA